CAGGGGGGGGGGGGTACATATATGGCGGTGAAAATTTTGTTTTTCGAATGTTTTTTTGTACATTTGAATCAAACTAAATAATTAAATATGGCTGTTAAAAAATATCAACCTGGTAAAGAACCTGGATATAAAAAGAAAGTTTATCTAAAGGTTGCTAAACGTGTTCATGCCGATCTTAAAAAGAAAGGATTAAAACCTAAATGGAATGAAACTCAAAGATTTGTTTCTGAATTCATTTATCCTAAGTATCGTAATAATCTTTTATCTAAAATTGATAATAAATCTATTGATGATAGTTTGAATTTTCAACTTATTAAAACATCTAATGAAATTGATGTTGATTTAATTCCTGATGATTTAAAGCCAATTCCGGAATCTTGTGGTTCTGTTTTTAAGGTGCCAACTGAGGATATTATATCTATTGAGTGGTGGGATATTGGAAACGCTCTTAGAATGATTCCAGATGATGTTAAAGTAAGGGTTAATGCTGGTAGTTTGGGAATTACTGATATTTTAAAAAACAACATGGTAGATTATCAAATGTCTGGAATTTCTTCTATTGTTGAAGAAATAAGACGTATGACTGATAATGGTAGTGGTCCATCTTGGAATGGTTTTAGAATGTTAGTTCCGGGAAAAGAAAACAACGGTAATCCTTGTAATTACTTTATTGATTTTATTTTAGATGGCGTTGGAGAAGAAATCGAAGAAAAAGATTTTTTAGAAGAATCTATTGATCTGGATGAAACCGAATTGAAAAAAAGAAGACAGACTTTAAAAAACATCGAGAAATTAAAAACTCAAAAAGCTAAGGAAAGGGAGGTTTCTAAATCTAAACGTGAGAAACTTGAAAAATCTAGAAAACGTGAAAGACCTACTGAAGCTCCTAAAGAAGCCGAAGAAACAAAAACTATTTTTAATTTAGATCAAGGTTTAAAACAACTTTTTGAAGAATACAAATTAGGCATTTACGATGCTGCTGAATATAAAAAAGAGAGAAATAGACTTATAAAATTAGCTGAAAAACTAAACAAATAATGAGTAGTTTAATCAAACGTCAAAAATTTGGTTCGCCTGACAAAATGATTGTTAGGCTCCGAAAAGGTAAAATAGCTCACTCTATTCGTTTAGGAAGTGAATGTACTGAAATCATAATAGGCAATACCTGTTTTGTTTTTACAACTACTCGAAACTTCCCTAGAAGAAAGTTATTTTTATTCAATTCTGTAAAGCGTGATGTGAAAAAGTTTTTGGAAAAAATAAACGATATTATTCTACCTCCAGAACGCCCTAGTTCTGAATTTAATATAGATTATGATGATTCTTATGGAAAGATAACTGGAACTGACTTAAACCATGCTTATTGGCGGATTGCTTTTGTAAAAGGACTTATTTCTGCAAAAACATACGAACATGGTTTAGATCCTGAATGTAAAGCCTTGAGACTTGCTACAATTTCTGTTTTAGGACGTGAAAAATCATTTAAAAAGTTCGAAAGAGAAACTTATGAAGATGGCACAACCGAATTGGTAATGACCGATGAAATAATTGTACAGCAAGCTGATGAAATTCAAAAGAAAATATTCAAGTATATCCGTTTAACTTGCTTTAATATGATGTATGATCTTTCTGTTAAGCTTGGTGATGATTTTGATTGTTGGAAAACTGATTGCATCTATTATCGTGATACCCCAGAAAACAGAAAACTGGTACAAGATTATTTTTTTAGAAAGAATATGGATTATAAACAATTAGACTATTTTGAAAATGAAAACAAAAAAAGTAATAAATAATTGTTTTATTTAATTATTTATTACTACATTTGCTTAAACTTATAACACAAACACAAATGAAAAAAATACTTTATATCGATATGGATGGCGTTGTCGCTGATTTCGATGGAAAAATTAAAGAGCTATGTCCTGGATTAGAAACTTCAGATGAATATCCAGATTATGATGTTAGATCTTTAAAAGTAGATGCTTTAGTGGCTGAAAATCCAAGAATTTTTTATGATTTAAAACCTATTTTTGAATCTATTGAATTCGTTAAGGATTTAATGCACTACTACGATGTTTATTTCTTATCTACTCCTATGTGGTATATTCCGGAAAGTTTTTCTGGAAAACGAGTTTGGTTAGAGAAACATTTTGGGGAAGCTGCTAAAAAGAGATTAATACTTACTCATAGAAAAGATTTAGTGATTGGAGATTTTTTAATTGATGATCGATTAAAAAATGGTTCAGAAAACTTTAAAGGCAAAATGATTCATTTTGGAAGCAAATCTTATCCAAATTGGAGGGAAACTTATAATTTTCTTTATTCTATTCACTTAAATTCATTAACCGCTTTAAAAGCGTAAAAACATAAACTATGAAATTAATATCAACGACTGATTTTGTTTTAGAGCAAAACAAATTATTAAAAAATGCTCCAGATGCTTATAACCAATATTGTAAAATAGTCAATTACGCAAACTTCCTAAAACAACCATTAAAATTAGAAATGTTTGTTCCTTGTGATGAAAAAGGTAATGTTTTAGAAGAGCCAGAAGATTTTAAATATTTCATACAAGATGATGAATTTGGAGCTTACAATGGAAAAGAAGAATTACAATGTATAGCATATCTGAAAGCAAAAAATAAAGTTTTATTTCAAGGAATTGACTTAAGTACAGCCAAATATCATTGTGATAGAAATGATAGAACAATTGAATATTTTGTTCCGTTTGATGTGGTTTTAACACCAAACGCAATCAACCAAATTTTTAAACCTTAAAATATGGGTACTAAAAACGACTTCCGTAAATTAAGCGAAAACTATTCGCCTAAAATTAATGCTTACTTAGAGCAAATTAGAAAAGGTTGGAGCATAAAAGACAAAACTAAAATTGTTCAAATGCTTTCAGAAGGTCCAAAAACTTTAGAACATTTTGTGTTAAGCGGCTTAAAAATTCAAACTGTTTCTGCTAGATTATCAGATCTTGAAGACGAAGGTATTGTTTACAAAAAAGCTGATAATCATGGTAGTTTTTCATGGTATTACCTAGAAAACGATGTTACAAAACAAGAGCTAAATCAACAAGCTAAACTATTGGAGAAAAAACTAAAATGGTTAAAATGTGGCTTAAATATTGGAGCCATTACAAAAGAAGAACATGATGAATTAGCTATAAAATTTGTTTAATATGGAAAATAATTTAAAATTATTTGTTTGGGAGGATGTTTTAGCGGATTATACTCCTGGAATAGCGTTTGCTATTGCAGAAACAAAAGAAGAAGCGATTGAATTAATAATACAGAAACATCAATTAGATTCCACTTATTTTCCTTCTGACTTTTACAAAGAATTACGTGAATATGAACCAGATATTTATGAATGTAAGGCTGGTTTTTATTTATATGGTGGGGGTTAATCATAATACTAAAATATAAAAGCTATGCAATCTGAAATTAATCATCTTAATAATATTATACAAAAATTTAAAAACCATGACAAAGCAAGAAGCAATTAAACAAGCCTACGGAGAGCATTGGGATTCTTTAAAAGAACACGTTAATGAAAGAGGTTGGTTAAATACATATAGTTGGTTAGGAGATTTTGGAAATACTAAAGTTTATCACTTATTAAAAGGAATTCCTTTAGAATGTATGGACAGCTATCACCGAGAATATTGTTACAGATTTCGCCCAAAATCACTATCAGGAATTGAAGACAATAACGGCTGGATTAAGATTGAAAGTGAAGAGGATTTGCCAAAAGAAAATATTGATTGTCATTACATATTTGAAGTTCCTAGTCATTATCACAATGCAGGTACAAAAATACTTACTGGGAGATACAATTTTGAAAAAAACATTATGAGCCAACAACAAAATTATTTTACAATAGATAATTTCTTTTTCCATAGACCACCTTTCGTTACCCACTACAAACCAATCGAACAACCAAAACCACCAATTTATTAATTATGAACTATCAACCTATTCCTATTCAAGTATCATATTTTAGATACATGAATTCAGAACGATCATTTTTTAGAAATGGTAAGTACTATATTTGGTCTTGGACTGAATTTTCCAAAGCAAAAACCAAAAGAAGAAAACGCAATAATCGAGCTAGAAAATCAAGAAGAATTAACAGATGAAAAAGTTTGTAATTCTTGCTGGAAACACAATTGGTTACGCATTAGCAGATGCAATACATCAATTAGCAATGGAAAAAAAAGTTGAAATTGTTGTTGCAAACACAAAAGATACCTTCATAGATAAAAGTACTAAGGAACCGATTGTATTTGGAGTTAAAAACATAGAAGGTTTAAAAATACCTGATTTAACCGAAAACTATTACGAACAGCAACCAAGTAAATTTATAAGTAAACCTAAAAACAACTTTAGAAGAAAATGAAAGCACTTTCAATCAAACAACCATTTGCTTCACTTATAGCTCACGGAATAAAAGACATCGAAAACAGAACTTGGAAAACGAATTTTAGAGGTCGAATTTTTATTCATGCTTCTGCAAAAGAAGCAGGAAGTAGTTTTGAATTGCTGAATGGAGAGCAATATAAAAAATGGGATTCTCACATAAATAAACTTCAACACTACCCCTTAGCTCCTGTTTCCGCGATAATCGGAGAAGTTGACATCGTCGATTGTGTAATCAATCATCCGAGCATTTGGGCGGAAAATTCAGATTTTCAATGTTGTGGTTGTTTTCCAACAAATGACTGTAACCCTTGTTCAGATTTTAAAAGACAAAAAGAAAAAGGAATTAAACCAACTTACAATTGGGTACTCGCTAATCCTGTTTTATACGAAAAACCAATCCTAAACGTGAAAGGAAAATTGAGTTTTTGGGAATTTGAAAATCAAAAACTATATTTTAGAAGTATTGATGATAATACTTGCCATTCATTAGAATATCACATGGATGATGCTAAAGACGAAGGACTTGAAGAAATTACACTTGTAGAAGCTATTCCAGATAATGATAATCCCGACTATGTTTGGTGTACTCACTACGAAAATACAGAAGAAAGAAATCAATGTAAAAAAAGCTTTTGTCCTGCATACGAATCTGAAACCGGTAAAGGTATTTGCAAACATAGAGGTAGATTAGTTACGTTTGGAGAAGAGGTAACTTTTAAAGTCCAATAACCATGAATGAAAGAAAAAAAATCAAAGAAGCAAGAAATTTTCTTATAGGAAGATTATTAGCTTCAGATGGGTTTCCTGTAAATGAAAAATCTTTAAAAGATGGATTTTATTTCATTAATAATATTAGTCAAATACTTATTGATTATTTTAATTTTTATACGAAAGCAAAAAACGAGTGGATTCCAATTACAAGAAAAACTGAATTACCTAAACCTGGAACTTATGTTTTTATTTGCTATAATGGTGAAATTTCAAGAATAATTTGGAAAATTAGTCCTTTTGGTAGATTTGAATCTGAATTCAAGGAACTTAAAAAAATGCAAGTTACCCATTACAAATTAGTAGAATTCCCAACATTAAAACCTTTGTACGATGGAATCTAAAATTAAAATGAAACCTGGTTTTGTTTCTAATCATGATGATTTAAAGTTTAAAAATTTTTTTTTTAGATTTTGTATTGTTGTTAATTTAGAACATTATAATCAAGTTATAAACATTCCAACAAATAACATTTACACAGAAGACAGAAATATTATTGGTATGTGGAAACTTAAAAAACTAAAACAAGATGCTAAACACAACCCAAAAATACTACCGAAAAAACAACATCATTTTCGATAAAGAAACAGATATTCCAATGGTAGAGTTTGTTCAAAAATTGCCAGACTTAGAACTATTATCTGAAGCTGCGATTATTTGGTCAAATAAATACATTGTGTTATATCCAAATCTTGTCAATGAAATAGAATCATTAAAAACGAAGCAATTAGAATTGTTTTAAAAAAGTAATAAATTATTTTTTTATTTAATAATTTATTATTACTTTTGAAGTATCAAAAAAACATTGAAAAAAATTTGATTATGAATTTAAAGCCTTTTTCAACTAGAGAAAACAAAAAAACATATAAGTTGACACAATTTACTGAAATGGATGTAAATGTAACAATGCTTATTGAAATTGATAAAGATTACACAAAACATCATTATTTTAAGTTTGGCGTAATAACTTCTGAAAATAATTTTTATTGGTTTTTCGAAGGATCAATAACATTGAATGACCGAAAAAAAGCTATTGAAGTATTTTATCAGCTCCAAAAATATTGTTCCGAAAACAATATTGGAAAACCTTTTCTCATGAAAGTTAAAAAATATAGAAACAATTATAAACCCAAAAAAAACAAATAAAAAAATGAAAACAAAAATTTATAACCTAGTACTTTTAACAATTGCTGTAACTTTTCTTTTTAGTTGCAATTGTGATACAGAAGAAGTTGTAATTGAAGAGCCTAGAATCATTGAAAAGCAGATTTCATTCGATACTCAAGATGATTTAATTAAAATTGATGGTTATTGGTTAGATAATTCGAATGCGAATTGGGATGATTGGCAATATGAACAAACTATAGGATGTAGAATCAACGAAGGATTTTTATGGGTGGAAGTAGATTCTAATGTTTATGAAATAGTAGATATGGAATTAGTTGATTTTCCTTTCGTTTGGTATGTTTCTTCAATAAATCAATACTCTTGGTATTTTGAAGGACCTGGAATTGACCAATACATCCCAAACTATTCTGAAATAGTTCATATTAAAATAAAACTAAAAGTCATAAATAATTAACTTAAATACAAACACAAATGATTAATCTTTTTAGTGCAAACATCGAAACACTATGCCTTCACAAAGTTGGCAACCGAAGCAGAAATGAAAATGTATTCCTTTCTGAACAACCTACAAAATTAAATGATGAATATCAGGCGATTTTAAAGGAATTCTTTTTAAAACCTTTCCGTGAGAAAGAAGAAAATTATTATCACTTCGCTCACGAAGTAGAATTAGATTACCACGCTTTACACGGAGCAATAAAAGAAATGTTTGTTTCCAATGAAACTAAATTTCACGATTTAAGCAAAGAAATTGTTTCTCACTTATGGTATCAATCTATGCACCCACACATTAAAAATGGAGAGGTTTATGTAGCTAAATTTACAAATGTAAATATCAATGGAACTGTTACTGAAGCCATCGGAATTTTTAAATCAGAAATTAAAGCTGATTTTCTTCAAGTAGATGAAAAAGGCACCATGCTTGAAATGAATCTAAATCAAGGTATTTCTTTAGAAAAAATTGACAAAGGTTGCTTAATTTTCAACATTGAAGAAGAAGCTGGTTACAAGATTTTAACTATCGACAATAATCGTTACGATGCTCGTTATTGGTTGGATCATTTTCTTTCAATAGAGCCTTTCCATGATGATAATTTCATAACGAAAAAATACTTAACTATGTTTAAGGATTTTACTGAAGAAGTTGTGGAGCCTGCGGAAGATAAACGTGAAGCAATTATGTACAAAAACAAGGCTATTCACCATTTTGCATCAAATGATGAATTCAAAGAAGATGATTTCGTTAAAGCCGTGATTTCAAATCCAGATATTGCAACGGAGTTTAAAAATTGGAGAATTGATAAAGCCGAAAAGTACAGTTTAGAAGATGAAAACCTAGAAAGTTTTATTATCTCAAATGAAGCCGTTAATGACATTCGTAAAAAATTCAAAAGCACCATCAATTTAGATACAAACATTAGCATCAAATTGGATTTTATAAACCCTGAAAGTGCTGAAAAATTTGTTGAAAAAGGTTGGGATGAAGAAAAACAAATGTACTATTACCTTTGCTACTTCAATAAAGAAACTAAATAATTATGAACAAATTAACTAAAAGTCAAGTTGATGAATTGACAAAAGAAATTGGGGATTGTATTCAAAATTATTTTGAAAAAAACAAAGTTTCAGAAGAAGATAAAGTCTCTATACCTCCATGTACTTACAAATGTACTTCCTTTAATGATCCTTTAAAAGAACCTGTTTTTTCTGTATTTAAAACTTATGGTACTGAAACTTTTAGAGTAGCTAAAATTGAATTTATTTTTAAATAATAACCACAAAAAAAGCGGTGTAAAAGCCGCTTTAAAAACTGAATAAAAATGTCTAAAAAATATAGATTAAAAGCTGAAGCGGTTCCTTTTTTTAGTGATAGTATTTCTACACATATTTACGATTTAATAGATTGGAAAAAATATAATGTAGATGAAAAAGCATTAGAAGAAGTTGAGCCTACATATATTTCGTTTGGTATTAAAGAACAAGAAGACAGTTCTTTAACTCATTGTGCTGGGTGGAGTGATGGTAAAGGATCTAGGCTCCATTTTACTATTAATTTTCCAAGTGTAAAATTTAGAGAGCATAATGAGTTTTCAAAAGGGAAAATGGTTCGTGATTTGATGAATCGTATTCAAAAAGTTAGCGATCAATTCTTCGAGGACTTTGTAAATGAAGAAACTAAAAAATAATAACTACAAAAAGCGGTGTAAAAGCCGCTTTTTTAAAAAAAACTTATAAATCTTAATATTATGGAAAATTTATGGTGGCTTGTTGGAATTATAACCGGATTTGCGATTATCGCAATTGGTTTTAGTTTATTAATGCGGAATATTCAATATAAATCTGATTTAAAAACTTGTAAAAGTGACATTTCATATTTAGAAGAACAATTAAAACTAAAAGAAAAAGAATTTGAAGTTTATAGACATACGTCTGATTTAGAAAAAATTAAAACTGCTGAAGATATTTCAAAATCATTATTTGTTTTAGAGAATAACCCGAAATTTGAAAAAGGTTATAATTGTGATGAATTCTTTGTTGTTGATGTAGAACCAAAATTAACTTATGTTTTATCATCAAAAAAAACAGAAAATATATCAGATGATATTATTAAAAAAGCGGCTTTAGCTGCTGGTTTATTGTTTAATGCTTTGATAAAAAATGGCAATAATTTAGGAATCAAAGAACAAAAACTAAAACAACTAAAAGAAAAAGCCTTCGAAGTTTATTACTCCTATACGGTTTTTTCAAAATTAGATCAAAAAACAATGGTGGTAAGAGAAGAATATTTAGAAGCCTTCCGAGAAAATCACATGAATAAATTAAACAATAATAACCAAAATAAATCTTAAATCATGGAAACTATTTTATTCGCTGGATTTTTAATCCTTGCTACAATTGCTGTGGCGTTCTTTATTACTAAATTAATTGGATTGATTTTTCCTTCCTATTTAATGGATGTTGCAAAATATTTGCTTTTCATTCAAATTGCAGCTACTTTCTTTTATTACGATAAAATTATATGGGGAATTATCTTCCTAATTTTAGGATTAATTTTTTTTCTCTTGTCAAAAAAAAAGTAAAGTTCACAATTAAAAAAAATCGCCACCGAAGCACTTATTTTCCTGAAATTATTTTTAGCAATAAAATTGAAGGAACAATAACGCTTTGTGGTGATTTTTACGATTCTACAAATAACCCAGATACAAGTAAAATTTATGGGATTTCCGACGATTGGCACCATCAGTATAATAGTTGTAGATTAGGATTTAGGAATGATCCTTTTTTTGATAACTGTATTGAAATTAGAGTGATTATTTATAATAATCAAGAAAGAAGCATTTATACTATTAAAGTTATCAAGAATCCTGTTAAAAAAAGAAAAATCAAGTATAGTATTGAAGCTTTTGATAATTACTATTGGGTTGTTGTGAACAACAAAATGTTCCATTTTCCAAGAACAAGTAAGTGGTGTGGGCTAAGATATATTTTATTTCCTTATTATGGTGGAGAAGATGTTGCTGACAAAGATTATCATTTAGAAATTACAAGGTAAAAAAAATAAAGCCTAGATTTCTCCAGGCTTCACTTAATCCACACATAAAAAAATGTATAAACACATCACAACACAAATGATAATTCAAATTTACTGATTAAAATTTGTGTTGTGATTTATTTTTAATCAAACTCTACTATAATTTTATTTAAAAATAGCATCATGAAAAAAGACGAAATAATAAGTGATTTACAAATAAAAGTTGAAAATCTTAAAAATGAAAATAAAACTTTAAATCGTAATAATGAGATTTTAGAAATTAAATTAGCTAAAAGTAAAGAAGCTTTAATTACTATTTCAAAATGGACTTCAGAAGATTATGACAATTGGGAAGATCAATCTTTTGTAGCTGCTAATTGTTTAAGAGATTTGAATAGTTAAGCTTCTGGAACAACTAAATTACCATATTCATATAAATCAGAATAGATAGTCATATCTGGAGCTGAATTTCCATATACATAACCATAATTGTTTGCAGGAAACCATTGATTGCAAAAGGCTACAAATTCATCTGGATCAAATACCCCTGATCCTTCTGGAGTTCCAGTGTAAGGTATATCTAAAAATACTGATTCATTAGTTATTTTATTTCTCTGAATTATTTGTATGGACCCATCAAGCCCATAGAAAGTACTTCCTACATTATAGTATTGTGCTTCTACTTGATTTTGTGTTTGACTTTTTACAAAATCACTATTATTAACATTAGGGAATAATGCTATTGAAATAGCTTCTGTAAAACTATTTTTTAATTGAAGTGCAATTTCATTACTTTTTTCCATGTTTTTTTACAATTAAATATCCAATAAATAATGATCCTAAAAAAATTGACCAATTAATAACTTGTGGTGAAACTTTTAAATCTTTATTTATAATTTTTGAAACAAAATGCTCACAATTAAAATGAATTAAATGATAAGGCATATTTTTTAAGTCTTGAGCTACTTTTTCAATTTGTTCTTTTGAAACATTTGTTTTATGAACTTCTACAATGTCTTTCCCTTTAATCCAATCTATTAAATTTTCTTTTATAATGCTTCCTCCGTGTTTGTTAAATTTATCAGGATCGTTGTGTAAAATATACTTTTCGTTATTTTCACAAACAACTATTCCATAATGAAAAACAATAGGTAAAAAATCGCTTTTTACCTGGATAATATCGCCTGTTTTAATATTGGCTACTATTATTTCTTTTACGTTTGCTTTTAATGTAGCAATTGGTAAATAATTACAATTCATTTTCGAAGAAATCATCGTTATCTAATAAATCATCTTTTGGAAGTAAATATTGTGTTCCAAATTGTTTGGTTGTGAAAATCATATAAACAATATTTCCAGCATGTAAATTGTAGTTTATAACTAATTGACCATTCAAAACCATATTTAATTCTTTAAAGTCTAAATTCAAAGCGTATTGAAACTGATTTATATCTAAAGCTGTTACAACATTTGTTGCTAATTTATTACCGTTAGCATCATATTTTGTAATATATAATGGTTCATTAATTTGAGATAAATTTGAAGCCTTAATATAAATATTTTCAATACGATAAAAATTATTAACTAATGATTGTAAAATTTCATCATAAGGAGTACCATCCATACTAATAATTTGAGCTGGTGGCGGAATATTTACAATGGTAGGTACAAATATAGGCATAAAAAAATATTGTTATTCTTCTTTTGCAATTGCGATTTTCTGTTTATTTCTTGCGACTAATTTTCCATTATCATCTGTAAAAACTTTGACATTATACATTGAAATTATCTGTTTATTTAGCTCGTTTAATTCTTCTATTGGTTCGCCTGCATTTATAGCTGAGCGCATAGCTTTAATAGCTGTAACCGCATTTTCAAATTCTTTTTCTGGACTTGTAGCAATTTCTGGCTTATCTAAATTTTTACTAAAAACTTTTTGTTTTTTTGGTTTAATTAAATAAATAACCAATATAGCCGAAGCCAAAACAATAATTGCATTTCTTATTTCTTTATCCATTAGTTCTTGTTTTTTACTTTGTAAATTACAACGGCTAAAATTACAACAGAAATTCCTAAAATACTAATTCCTATAAATTTTTGTTTATTCAATGCGCTTGTTGCTACTCTATCTTTTTCTAAATTTAAAGTTTGATACAATAGTGCCATTTTTTGAACTTCACCTTGCGTTCTTTGTAAATTTAAAGCTAATTCTTTTTGTTGAGCTAAAGAAAGTTTAGCTAGTTTTTCCTGAAGCCTTCTCTGTTCATGTGCAGAATCAATAGATGATATTAAATTAGCTACAACTCCAATTCCTGCTGATATTAAAGCAGATGGATCAAATCCTCCTCCCGAAGTCGGAGCATCAGCAGCAGTTGAGGAAGATGGAATTAATGAAGAAGTAAGCATAATTATTTGGATTTAGGCATTAATAAAATTGAAACTCCATAAACAATACCTACGGCTACACCTAACATTACAACATAAATTCCAGCATCTTTTAATCTTTTTGTTGATTGGTTTTGTAAGTCTGATTGATATTGTTGCAATGAATTTATTAGAATTCTCGTTCTTTCTGTTTCTGCACCTACACGGATTTTTTCTTCCTCAAGCAATTTCTGTTGAGACATTTGGGCCATAGCAATTTTACGTTGTAATTCTAACGCTTTTTTTGCTTGACGATTTCCTAATAATGCCGAACCTATAGATAAAGCTGCAGAAATACCCATAGATATAGGCTCAAATGCAGCATACCCTTCATTTGATATGGCATAATCTAGTTCTTTTATAAATTCTTTATTATTGTCTGAATAAATTGCTTTAAAAGTACTAGAAGTAATGTCTTTTGATAAATAACCATATTTCTTCAATAATTTGGAAACCAATTCTGGTTTATCAAATATAAATTGTACTATGTTTTTATCTATATTAATTAAATTTTCCATCTAAATACTTTTTTTGTTTTATTATGATATTAATCTGTAACCACTCCGATTTTTAAAACATCTGTATTGTCAACATAACTCAATCTAACGGAGCCATCTTCTCTTTGAAATACATTTCTAGAATATCCTGAACGATAAATATGTGTAGCTCCAGAAATATCTTTAGTTGTGTCATTTAGATTTTGAAATAAAACTGATATTATGCTATCTGACAATCCGATAAAACTTAATCTTGAAATAGTTAATTGATTATAAGACAATTCAAATCCATCTGAAATATTCATTACTATATTTGAAAAACAAGAAATTTTATTACATTGAATCGATCCGTTTAATGTAATATTACTGTTTTGAATTCGACTTTGTTCAGACAAAGTATTTTTAAAAATAAATCCATCTGTTGCTATTTGATTTGTATCTATAGAACTCTGAGAAGTAAAAGAGTTATATCCTATATTTCCAGAATTCATTATATTGTTTGAAATTGAAGACGCTAATTTTATAGAATTACAAGTTATCGAAGCAGTTAAACTCATTTGGTTTGAATCGATACTAGAATTGCAATTAATTTCATTGTAATTAATTGACGATCCATTAATTGTATTGTTTATAATGTTCGAATTTTCACCAATTGTATTCTTCTCAATTGTACCATTATTAAATATATTTCCATTAATTTGAGAAATATTAAATAATTTATTTTCACGAATAGAAGATGTTCCAGATATTATATTTGAATCAATAATTGATTGATTTTCTAAAATGTTATTAAATACAATTGTTTGATTGGAAAAAATATTAGCAAACATTTCACTATAATTAATTAATTGATTCATATTGAAATATGATCCGATAAAATTTAATGTTTCGCAATAACTGTTTATAACTTGATTTGCGTTTATTCCTACTATCAAATATTCTGAAACGTTAAAATTTTCGGTTCCACATCCCCATTGAAAATCTTTTATAGGATTTCCAAAATTATACCCTTCTGAAGATTGATATTCTGTAAAAACTTGATAATTACCACTAACAATGTTATTAAATTTATCCTTTCTATAAATTATCATATCATGTGCAAAATCATATTGAATTTCATCAATAAAAATATTGTAATTTTCAGCATCAAATGATAATTCTTTCCATTCCAAAGGATCTAAATTATATTTATCTATAAAATTCCCTACATTTCCTTTTAAATTCTGCCATGATTTTCCACCCCAATGCACTATTTGTCCTTCAGTATATTCAGGGCTGACAAATCCACTTACATCTGCTGTTCCAGACGAACCAAAAATACTAACCGCTGAACTCCAATCACCACTAACCCATTGTAAAATATTTTCTGAAATAAAAATTGCTTCAGCTCCATTTTGAGCAGTTATCTCTTCATTTTTATAAATATTTCCAATAATATTGGTAATATCCCCATACATATAAACATTCCAAATTCCATAACCATTAGATTCTACTGACAAATCATATTTAGGTGTATAGAATTTACCTGATCCTTGTAATGAAAGTTGATTTACAGAAATTGCTGTTAATGTAATTTCCGTTCCTCCATATAAATTTTGATCGGCATTTGTAATTGTATATGTCGCACCTGGAATTAATGATGATTCTGTCATTAAAACTGTTGCTGTAGCATAATCTACAATAAAAAAGAAATCAGATGAAGAAGGTATAAATTCAGAAAGAGGAATTGTTGTACCTCTAACATCTTTTAATTGAAGTACGCCATTTGCATCTAAAAAAATGGCTAATGAATTACCTGGAGGTGATTGTATGTTTTTTGATTCTGAAATAGTTAATGTCATAATTTCTGGTTTTATTATTTTTAGAAACCAAGCTTTTTCAATTGTTCGCCAAGTCCTAATTGTTGTACAAATGTTCCTTTATCATAAAAAGAAATCAATAATTCCTCTTTGCTATTCAAATGAATAAAAGCTGAAACATTTTCCAAAGGAATTTGTTTTTCGCTTGCAAAACCAATCAATGAGTTTTTAAAATATGGTCCAGATAAAGACTCATATTGAAAAATATCAATCGGCTTTTGCATAATTTGTTTAAAAGTAACTTCTATTTTGGGTGTCCAATTATAAGCTATTTTATAAACTATTTTTTCAGAAATTAATCTGATATGAATTTGTGTGTTTTGTGGTGGAATCCCTTCTTGTTTTGCATAATGAAAAATTCCTGTTTTCATTAATTTTGTTGTGGTAGATAATATCATTTTGTGTGTATTATGTTATGTTATTTTATTTTATTTTATTTCTGTGAGTTGTTGTTCTACAAAATTAAAGTTTTTTTTAGTTATTTTGTTGTTGCTTTTTATGCTATCAATTATTTTCTCACAATCTAAATAATTTTTTTTCCATTCAGGAATTAATTTAATTGATGAATTAGTATTAGTATGTAATGTCAAATCACTATTTGTTTGCATTAAAAATACACTTCCAAAATATGTTGATATAATTACTGATAAAAAATAAATCGATGTTTTCATTTTGTATTTTGTTTTAAATTCTGCATGTTTAATTTTAATCTTTCGCTTTCAATTTTTAACGATTCTGTTTCTTTAAGCGATTTTTGCAATATTTTAATAAGTTGCTGACTTTGATTTTTACTGTATTCGTTACATTTTTCCAATTCGTCATAAACACTATTAATTCTAGCATTATGAATATTATCTCTATATTTAATTTCTCCATCATAGTAGGTTATAATTCTATACAATCCAAAACCCATAATGGTAATTATAACATATAGTTTTTTACTTAAAGATACAGCATCAAAATAATTTATCGCTTCTTTGAATACCTTTAAAAATATTATTGTTTTATTCATAAAAATCCATTATTTTTAAATAAGATTGTAAATTTAATCTTATTTTTTTAGAAATGGTATTTTTTGTTTTAATTTTTCTATATCATCATCAAATCCATATTCTTTTAATAAATTAGAAGAATATTCTACCGATTCTTTTTCAAAATTAATTGTATGCTCTATTCCTAAAAATTTGACTTTTACAAAACCTGTTATTTCTACTTTAATAGGTTTTTGTTGTAAAACATTTACAGCGAATGGCAACAATGATTTTTTAGATCCCTCAAAATCTATTTTTCCAGAAGCTTTCAAATCAAAACTTGTATCTGCCGGAATAAAAAATGAATTTTCTGAAATTGTGTTTAAAAACTCATTTCCTTTGTATGAAATTTTAATATCATAATTTAATACCTCTATTTCAAAAGCCGATTTGTTGGTTAATTTTACAACAGCTTCAATTTCTGCTTCTTCAGGTGTTAACGATTTTATACGCCAATCTTTAATTGAATATTCATATTGTAATGCTAATTCTAATTGTTTTTTAAAATAGTAATACAAAGAACCTACAATTCCAGAAATACCTAATATGAATAAAAACTTTCTCATTTTTTTGTTTTTAATGCTATAAAAATTAAAATGCCTGCTGCCACAACCGATATTCCAATTATAGCCAACCAATCCTTTTCGTTTTGTTTGTTTTCTTCTTCTTGAAACAATTCAGATTGTTGCGATGTCCATCCTTTTATTCTGTCTAAAGCTGCTGAATCATATATTACCCCTGCTGTGTTATTCATGGCTCTTTTTTATTAAAATAAATGAAATTAAAATTGTTACTGCGGAAATAGCAATTAAAACATTTCTTGTTTTTATACTATTGGAAACTATTCTGCTTTCTGATTCTGATGCGTTTTTATCAAAAATAGCCATCGTATCAGCGTTACGTTTTGCTTCAATTTTAGCAGGACACCCCATTAAATTGAATTGTTGTGTTTTAAATTTAGCAAAATCCTGTCTGCGTTTACCCTCTCCATCATTAAGTATAGAAAAATAATGAGCTGCATCATTTTTTATGATGTTTATTTGTTTTTCCAATGCAAAACAATCTGTAACATTAGGATATAAAACGTTTAAATCAGCCATTTTTTTTAATTATTTTTTCATTCTTAAATACAATACTAAACTTGTAACTATTACTGCTGCACCAATTCCAATAGTGACATAAAGTTTTTGATTAGTTTTTGGCAAAATTCTTTGTTCGGCTTCTGCTGAAGTTTGTGTAAACAATTGTGCCGTTTCTTCTTGACGAATTGTTTCTATTTTATTACGACAATCATTTACTGATTGGATATTTTTCTTTTTTAATAATAATTCTGTTAAATATTTTTTAGCTGATTTTCTAACAGATATTCCTTTTGCATAATCAGGATTAGGAGCTGATTTATATCCCCCAACACATAATGATGTAAATCCAGAATTCACACACGGAACTCTTATAGTTGCAGAACAATTACATTCTTTTTGGCTAGCTAATTCTCTTTTTCTGATTTCATCAATATCTTTTTCAATATCACCTATTTGTTTATCTAATACTATACAATCGCTTGTATCTGGATATTGCGTATCAAAATAACTTTTGTAAACATCTTTTTTTATGTTTGTATCTGCTAATTCTAAAAAATAAGTTGGAATCATAACTAATTATTTTTGTTTTGATTTTTTATAAATATAAAATCCTCCTGTTAAAATCAATAATGTTAAACCTGCTAAATAATAATACTTATTTTTTGAATTTGTAATTTGACTTGCTTGATCTAAAATTTTATTTGCAGTTGTTGTTCCCAATGTAGAAGTTGTTGTTCCAGATGTAGAAGTTGTTGTTCCAGATGTAGAAGTTGTTGTTCCCGATGTAGAAGTTGTTGCTCCCGATGTAGAAGTTGTTGCTCCCGATGTAGAAGTTATTGCTCCCGATGTAGAAGTTGTTGAAATTTGACAAGAAACAGATTGTAATTGTTTCTTTTTTAACAACATTTCTGTTAATTGTTTTTTAGATGATTCACGCAAAACTATTCCAGATGTATAATCCGGATTAGGAGCTGATTTATATCCCCCAATACATAATGCTGTAAATCCAGAATTTACACATGGAATTTTTACAGTTGGAGGGCAATTACATTCTTTTTGTTTTTTTGATATTCTTGCTTTAATAGCATCAATATCAGATTGTATTGAAATAATTTGATTATCCAAGACAGCGCAATCGCTTGTATCTGGATATTGATCCTCAAAATATTTTTTTCTCACATCTTTTAAAATGGGTGTATCTGCTAATTCTATGAAATAAGTTGGAATCATAACTAATTATTTTTTGTTTTTTAAATACAATACTAAACTCGTAACTATTACTGCTGCACCAATTCCAATGGTAACATAAAGTTTTTGATTGGTTTTTGGTAAAATTCTTTGTTCGGCTTCTGCTGAAGTTTGTGTAAACAATTGTGCTGTTTCTTCTTGACGAATTGTTTCTGTCTTGTTTCTGCAATCTGAAACAGAAGAAAGGTTTTGTTTTTTTATTAGCAAAGCTTGTAAATATTTTTTAGAACTTGTTCTAACTTGTATTCCTTTAATCCAATCGTGACTTGAAGGAAAGCAATTGCATTCTATTTTTTTTGCTAATTCTCTTTTTCTGATTTCATCAATATCTTTTTCAATATCACCTATTTGTTTATCTAATACTATACAATCGCTTGTATCTGGATATTGCGTATCAAAATAACTTTTGTAAACATCTTTTTTTATGTTTGTATCTGCTAATTCTAAAAAATAAGTTGGAATCATAACTAATTATTTTTTATTTTTTAAATACAATACTAAACTCGTAACTATTACTGCTGCACCAATTCCAATGGTAATATATAGGTTTTGATTGGTTTTTTTTGTTCTATTTTGTTCATCAGCAGGCGACTGTTTATTTTCATCGTAGGCTAATGTTTCATTTACAACTTCTTGCGCTGTATTATTTTGTGAATTTGTGTTCGTATTCGTGTTCGTATTTGAAGATGAATTTTGGCTATTATTATTATTATTATTTGTGGAAATCAAATTAAAATCAATATTTGATGTTGGTATTTGTGATGTAGTTGATGTGTTTGATTCTGGCAAAATAGGATTCACATATTCTGCTAAAGGCAAAATTGGATCTACATATTCTCCCAAACTTACAGCTGGCTTAGGAGCTGTTTTTGAATATTGATTTGTCATGTTTTCTAAAAATTTAGTTTAATCTTTTACATAAACGTAAAAAGCAACTCCTAATGCTAAAGCAATAGATAGTTTTAACAAATTTTCATTTGTAACATATTTTGGACTTGCTTTTTTTAATGTGCTTTCCGTTTCGTTTAATGCTTTTTTTATGGCTTCTGAAGCCTTTTCAGGAATAGACAAGTCTTTTCCTTTACATCCACATTCTCCGCCACATTCTCCGCTACATCCGCAATTACCATCACAATTTCCACCACACTTACAAGGTGATGGTGATGATGTTGTTGAATTTTGTAATAATTCTACATCTATTGGTTTTGGACCACCTAACCCAACTATTTCTTGTTCTAATACCATAATTTATTTATTTTTTGATTAATTATTTTTCTAATACAAAACCTGCATTATTGATAATTGGTCTGATTTTATTTTTTAAAGACGAATCTCCAAATCCTAACTCATTGTTAAGCCATTCTATTAAATCTAATTGATAATAATTACCTATTAATGAATTTACTGTTTTTGGCGTACCTCCATCCAGTCCGTTATATGATCTTTCTCCAAAGGCATTGTACACTTTTTTGAAGTCTTCTGAATTGATTTTAGAAAAAACTTCTGAAATTATACCTTTATCGGTTCCCCATGTATAATTAAACGCATCAAATAATGATTCTGCATAATTTTTAGCAACGCTATCTTTAATAGTTGTTTTAGATTCATCAATTTCTTGCGTAACAAAACTACCTTGTTTTATGGAATTTTCTGATAAGTTTTTTTTCCACTTTTTCACTACAGCATAAATTAAAACTACAGCAATTGTAGCTCCACCAACATACAATAATGGTTTTGGATTTTCTTTTATAAAATTACCAATTCCTTTAAATGCTTCGCCTGTTTTTTTTCCGAAATTATTTTGCATAAAATTAATTTTTTACAGCCTTACCGCCTTGTACGTTGTATGATTTTCCATTGTATTCGAAAGTTTTTTTACTTCTGATAATAGCTGTTGCCCATGAATTCAGAAAAGCATCATCAAAGCCTTGTAGCGCATTGTTAACATTGTTGCTATAATTATTTGAAACAATTATATCAATGTTTTTTTCTTTTGACCTTTTAGGGTTTTTAATTAATTTTTCATAGGCATAAACTCCTCCTCCTAATAAAATTAAAACACCTATTCCTAAAAATATTTTTTCTTTCATAAATTTTATGTTTTGTTGTTTTCAAAATCTTTAATAAATTTTTCAATAATTCTATATCTTTCTGCATTTGCTTCTGAAGCGGAATCCATAAAAACATCTAACCATGCTTCATGAGCTTCTATTCTTGGATAACCTAATGAAAGGTAAATTAAAAGACCATTTAGATCTGCTTCAGATTCATCATCCATGTTTTCATTCATATAAAAATGTGAAAATTCATGAAGTAAAATAGCCATTCGCATAGGAACAGTATAAGTATCAAATGCTTTTTTTGAAATTTCAATAGTTCCTGTTGTTTTTGAAATTCGTGCTGGTGTTGTCAATTCTACACCATTTTTACCTATTATTGTATCAAAAACATCAATAAAGAAAAATTGATTTTTACTTTGGTAACTTCCTGGCGACAAATAAGAACAATTATAACACACTTGTTCCGCAAATTGAATAAAATTTTTAATTTTTGGATTATAAATATCAATGAAATTTAACTTTTTAGGCAATTCTTGTTTTTCAATTGAAATAACTTCAAAAGATTTATCTACATTTTGCTTTTGATTTCCATTTTTTTCGTTAAAAATTTCAATATTAATTTTATCTCCGGTTATCGGCATCATCACTACAAAAGTTTCCTCTCCATTTATTGTTTTATACCTGTTTGTAAAATAGGTTTTAGGAAAATCATAATCAAAAACTCTTACTCTTATTTTTTCAGGAGCAAAAGTTTTGACTTTAATTAAAATGGTCATTTCTTCTTTTGACGTTATGGCGGAAAAATTCATTTATTCGTATTTTTTTACAAAAGTTTCATAATAATTTTTTGTTACCTTTCCTATTAAGGCATCTGGGTGCATGGTTTTAAAATTTTTCCAATCGCTTGTATTAGTATCTGGAGTATTTTTACCTGTTTGCTCCATTAACCACGCCTTCAATGTTAAAGGTCCAAAAATTCCATCTTCAACCAAATTATTTGTGCTTGAAGATTGATTTAAAAAACGTTGCAAAGCCACAACCTGCTTTCCTCTTGATAATAATCCCAAAGGGAAACTCGTGTCTGAAAGCGTAGTTTGTGTACTATTATTATTGTTGTTGTTTGTTGTTTCGTTTGGGTCAGAAATTGAATCTATAGTTTCTTCTTCTATTGCTTCATCTGTAGATATAAATTTCGGTTTTTTATATAAATCATAAACAAAAAAAGCTACTGCCCCAGCTAAAATCGCTGAAATACTTATTAAAATAATGTTTTTGTTTTTCATATTTCATTTTTATTTAATTCGGTTTTACTAGATTCCAAGCAGAAATCATTTCTGATTTTGTAATTTCTATTGTTGGAAAATTATTAGTTATCAAAGAATTATCAAATTCTGTTTTAAAAAATTTACCTGAACTTGTTGAATAAACAAATCCTTTAGTAGCATTTAAAGGAGAAGTGAATTTTGAAGGGCCATTATAAACCATAGCACTTTCTAGCAATTTTGGATCCGTTACTTCTTTTGGCAATGGTTTTACTTCGTTGACTATTGGTGAAATAATCACTTGAGGAGAAACAGCAGGTGGTAAAGATGTACAATTACAACTCGGACACACTTGTTTTTCTTTGCTTTTACGATAAAGCAAAATAATTAAAACAACTGTAGTTATTCCTAATATTTTTTCATTATTAGTCATGATCTATAATAGAAAGGAATTATAAGCTGATTCAAATTCTTCTTTTTGAATTTCTTCTGGAACAACACGAATATTTGGACCTTCTTGATATTTTAAATATTTTTTTCCATCAAAACTATAACGGATAGTTATATCTTTTGAAGAACCTGGAACAGTAAATGTTAAGGGTTTTTCTGGAGTAGCCAAAGGTAATTCGTTTTTAACTTCAGATTTAACCGTTTTTGCTTTATTTTTCACTTTATTTAAAGCTACTAATCCTACTACTGCTATAGCTAATAAAGCTGCTATTTTTAATTTTTTGTTTTTCATTTTTATTTTCTTTTTGATGAATAAATTTTATATGCTATTGCCGAAACAATTGTTAATGCTGAAATTATAATAATAGGCTTTGATAATCCTAAAAAAGTGTCAGATTTTTGCATCGGTTTAGAATCCGTTGATTCTTTTACTTGAAGTGCATTTTCTACTATTTTAGTTAAAGTATCGTTTTTTATAAAAACACCTTTTTGCTTTTCTTGTTCTAACCATTCTGTAAATGAAACTGTAGATCCAGATTCTTTGTACAATTGGTTTGCTGTTTTTGCGGTTTCCATGTTATTTCTTATCAGTATAATGTTTGTAAATGAATAAACCTCCTAATAAAATTACAATTCCTCCAAAATATTTATAATATTGAGTTTTCATGTTATTTTTCAGAAAATTTATAGTTGTAAAGATAAGAAAAAATACCTACTCCCCCAACAATTAAAACTACAGCTAATAAATTTTTATTCATAGTTTTTTATTTTTGAGATTCTTTCCATCCTTTTCCAGCAACATAAGCATAACCAAAAATTAAAGCTGCTGTAATACCTACTGCAATAATGCCTTGTAAAAAATTTACTTTTTTCATTTTATTTTGTTTTAGAATTTTTACTACCACTCTGTTTCTTCAGATTTTTTTGGAGAAACGATTATATTTGAAATCAATCCACCTGAAAATGCACCAACCATTGAGCTTAAAAAAACATTGTACCCTTTATAATAACCAATCATTGCTCCTCCAACCATTCCAATAAAAGCACCATTTATTGTTGCTTTTGTTTTGTTTTTAAGCAAATCTGGTGATTTTAAATTTTTTATGTTATCAAGAGCTTTTTTTGGATCAATTGTTGTACTCATAGTTTTATTTTTTTCTGGTTACAGCATAAATTACACCTCCTAAAATACCTAATCCTACAACAACTCCCACTATTATTAAAGTGGTATTATTTGAAGAAGGTTTTTGTTGAGCTGCTAATAATTGTAATTTAGCTATTTCTAATTGTGTAGCATCTGATCCGGCTTGAGCTTGAGCTTGAGCTAATTGAGCTTTTGCTTGTGCTTCTAATGCTTTTCTTTGCTCTTTGCTAGATGTCAAGCTCGCAAAAACATTTAAACCAGAAGATAATAATCCGGTTACAGCACTAGAATCGAAACCACTCCAAAACCCTGATGAGGATGTTGAACTACTTGAATTTGCACCTGCTAATACGGAAGAACCAATTACATTTGAATATCCTTTAGAGGTTTTTTGTTCTATCCAATTTAAGAAGTTTTCTTGAAGTTTTGGATTTCCTTGTAAAGAATTTATAACAACAGTCACTAATTCTTCATCAGTAATGTTTTCTTTTAATGGTACAGAATTTGAAGATAAAAAACTTATTAAGCCATTTTTATCTTTAAGAATTGTAAAAGAAATTACATACGATAAATTTTCAATATCTGAATTCATAACCTTTTATTTTTTACCTTTAAAATACCATATAGAAAAACCTATTACCGCTACAGCAGCAACCCCTAAAACAATGTATTTTGTTTTAGAATTTGATGTTGATTTTGGATCAAAAGTTGTTGTTGAACTTTGCTCAATTGCTAAAGCATTGTTCATAACTGATTCTTCAGATTTAGATTTTACAATTATAGCATAATTATTTATACCATCTTTCGCAAAGTCCAAAATTGTGTTTAAATCTACATTCCAAAAACCTTCTTCATTGTTGTCATTATTATTAGTAATGATTTCGTTTGATTGAGAAGTTGCTCCCGAAATTAAACCATCAACTCCTGTAAAGTTAGTATATGAAACAGTTTCAATTGATTTTGGTTTAAATATTTGTTTTTTTGGTGGTTTTGGTAAACTTGCTAAAATATTTTGTGCTTTTGGATTTCTAATCGTTCCAGATCGTTCCAAAACCCAATTTCTAAATTCAGTTCTAAAAGTTTCTGATTCTCTTAATGCAGAAACTAAAATTGCTCTTAGTTTAGATTTTGAAATATCTGTTTTGATGTCGGCACCATTTTTTCTAAGCAATTCAATTAATGAATTTTTATCTTTTTCAATTGCATAAGAAATTACTTTTACGACTGAGCCTAGATTTTTTTTAATTTTTTCTGAAGTATTTTCCATACCTTTTAGTTTTTAGAAATTATTGCTACTGCTAGTATCAAAGCACTTGCTAATAGAAATGTATTCGTTTGTAATCCGTATTTTGTAGCTTCTGAATTTCCTGAAGCGTTCATGTACTGCAAATAAGCCATATTATCATTATTAGATTGCTTAATTGGAGTGGGTTTTTCCGAAAAAAGTTCTAATATGTAATCTTTGTCGGGGTGATTCTCCATAATTCTAATCAAAGCCGGTTCTCCTTCTGCTTTAACCAACTCTCTTAGATTATTACTCATATCTCTACTCGTAACTTTATATCCGAAAGATTCAATTATACTTCTAGCTAAGAAGGGATTGTTTTGTGCTATATATCCGTAAACATCCATCATAAAATCTTTTTATTATTAAAAAAAGGGCATGTTGTTATCCAACTTGCCCTTTTGATTGCTAATTTTCTGGTTTAGACAGATGGAATTATTTCAACACAATTTCTTGCGCTTTTACGATTCCTGGATCTGAATATGTTTTTGCAACAGAAGAACCTGAAAGTCCAGCAGCAACATTGATTTTATCAGCAGGATAAAATTGGAATGTAATTGTAGCCGTAGCCAAAACTGATGCAATGGTAATTTTTGTAAAACCATCAACATTATAGCCTTGTTTAATTGGCACAATTCCATTTTGATACTGATATGGATCAATTGTTGGAACAATCGGTCTTTTAGCTTCGTTACCATTTGCATCTTTAGTTACGATTTGTAACGTTTGCAATACTTGGTTAGCCGTTGCTGATTGATAATAAGTTAAACCTACAGCGAATGGTTGTTGTTGAAATTGATACAACATTTCTTGATAAGTCACACCTGGAGTTCCTGAAGAGATTGTAATACCTCCATCTACATAATCTCCTGCAACCCAATTCGCAGATTTACCTAAATACTGGTTAGATCCTAATACATCTACATTAGCAACTGCTACACCTGAAGCTGAAGTTACATTAACAACATAAGGCTGTGAAGTTGGAGCTGATGCACCCATACCCGAAGCCATTGCGAAGTTTCCGTTTGCTGATGCAAAACGATTTCCTCCGAAAGAAGCCGCATCGTCAAACTGCCCATCGGCATTTGCGAAATTCTCGTGAGCATTTGCACGAGCCGCTGCTAAATATCTATTGACATTTTTATTCATGATACTATTTTTTTATAGTTTTAAAATTGATTTTTTTTACTCTGGTTTAACCTCTAAAGGTTTAGTGATTTTCTTTTTCACCATTTGGGATGTTAAAAAATCAGTTGCTATGTTTGCTAAAATTACAACTGCAAAGATTTTTAAACCGACAATTAATTCATTTTTATTCATTTTCAGAAATGATTTTTTTTGTTAAATAAAAAAACGATTTATACTTTAGTGCAGACTTAGTTTTAAATCTGTACCAAAAATATAAATCGTTTTAAAATGAATTTAAAATACTAATTATAATATAATAAAATTATATTTAATTGTAGTTGAATTAGAAAAAATCAGATATTAATTCCTTTTTTACTTGAGTAAATATATCGGCTTCTGTTTTTTTAGATTTTGGGTTGGTTACTTTTTCACGACGAAGAGGTTGTTTTACTAACTGATTATAATTAGAGTTTGACGTTATATAATGATCCATTGCATCACTTTTCAATTTTTCTGTGATTTGCTCACCTCTAATTTTCATATTATCAATATCAACATAACAATAATAACGTTTATTGCCTTCTTTTACTTTCGCATTAACAATATATTCAGCCATCGAAATAATACCTTCTTTGTCTGGAAACTTTTTTGGAGCGTGTTTTGCTACTGATTCTGTGTTTTGATGAAAACGAATCCAATTTAAGTTTTGCCAAACTTTTGGCGTAATACGTCCAATAGATTGATAATGCAGAATTATATCCATGTTAGCGTGTCTATTAGTGCATATAGCACCAATAAGATCATTTGGCATAGAATCTGAGATATATTTATTTACATCTTCAACTAACAACAAACCACCTCTAAACTTATCTAATATAATAGATAAGGTTTGAGTGATTTCGTCTAATGACATTTTTTTTCCATCAGGTTTAAATGGTCTTATTCTTCTGGCTTCAACATGATTGTTAATTGAAAATTTAGAAATGTCGTCTATTGAAATCCCTTTGATTTGAGAAAATTCATCGTTTACATCTAAAATCAAAACCTTTCTTGGTAATATTCCTCTAGCTAAATCACCTCTAACATATTTTTCTATAACTTGAGTTGTTGTGAATGTTTTACCAACTCCTTTTTTACCTACCGCTACTCCTAATTGTGGCTCTCTCATTTTGACTTTTATGAATTTAATGATTTGCTAAGAAATTTTAAATTATTTTAAAAATAGTTTAAATATAAAACTCCATAATAAAAATGTTAAGGTTAATATAACCAACCACGTTATCAATATTACTATGGAGTTTTTATGTTTCAATTATTTACTTCTTTTTTTGGTCTCTTTTGTTTTGTTTATTTGCACCAGAATTATTTTCTCCTCTTTTCGAAGCTTCTTCCATGTGTTTTAATAAATTAGCATCACCAAATTCCGGCATACCAGGAGGTGTTTCTATTACAGATTTAAAGCCTGGATTTGGTAACGTTTCCGTTGAAAAAGTTTGTTCTTCTGTAATTATAACAGGTGTTTGAGCTTTTTTATTTCTAGTATTTCTAGGGGGTTTTGGCTGTTCAACTTTTTCATTTTTTGCTTCCTTTTCTTCTTTTACTGGAACTATATTCGGTTCTTGTGGAGAAGGATTGTTCTCTGGTTTATATTCATAAGAGCCTTGTCTATTCCTTTTCAGCTCTAATGTTTGTTCACGTAAATTTTCTAAAATAGATTTGTTTTGTTTGCTTAATGTGAAAGCTATAATTCCTTTTTCAACAATATCTTTACCAAAATGATACATTAAGAAATGTTCATCAGTCATAGCAGCACCTTTTTTCTGAAGAACTCTAACTAATGGTGGTGTGACTGTTTGCTTAAATTCTTCAGAAACAGAAAATGCTTCTTGCGCTTCAGAATTATATTCTTTTACAAATTCTTTTACGCCAGCTACATCGCCTCTTTCATTTATTGGAAATGAAATAGTAGGGTCAATGTTTCCTTCCATTATTTCAGTATCCAATTTAGATTCCGAAATAGTTGCTATTTTACCAGCTAAACCTATAATTGTAGAATATCCATCTATAATGGCGGAAGCCATTAATTCGGCTCCTTCTTTTTTTTCTTTGTTAGGTAGTTCTGAATACGTTGGATTAAAAGAAGGTTGTTCTGTTGGACCTGATTTTGTTTCGGAAATAGGCTCTTCTAAATCAGGAGCACGGAAAACTGGCTCCTCAATTATTTCGTTTGGATCAGCATTTACATTTGAGTGAGTATAATCTCTAACGATTACATTTTCTTGATTTAAAGGATCATAAGCTTCTAATACATCTACTGGTGTTGCGTTTTCTACTGGCATAAGTTTTGTGTTTTAATTTTATTAATACTATTTTCTAAATAAAGTAATGCTTTTTTATCTTCAGGATATTTATCTGAAAGGTTTTCTACATGTGAAAAATATTGATAAACAGAAACTTTTTTTCGGTTTACAAATAAAGCAATTTCTTCTATTGGTGTATTGAATTGAGTTTTTAGGATATGACAAAAAATAGATATTGCAGTTTTTTGTTTGTAATCAAACTTTTCTATTTCAATGAATTTATATGACAAACCTATTTCACTTGAAACAATTTTCAAAACTTCGGTAAACATATTTTTGTTCGTTTCCGAAATTGAGATTTCTTTTTGTTGCTGTTGATCGTATTTTACTTTTATAGATTGCGTAAGAACATCTATATCCATTCGTTCTAAATTCATAGAAACCAATGAAAATAAATCCGATTCTGAAAATTCTGTTTTCTGAAGTTGTTGTTCTTTTGGAAGTAATTCATTTAATATTTCAGCCAATTTATCTGTTCCTATTTTGCATAGAACTTTTTTTAGATTCGATATTAAAGAAGAAATAGAATTGTCTAATTGTTCTTGTTTCATTTGTGTTTGTGTTTGATTAACAAAAATAACTTTTTATTTTTTTATATGCAAACTTTTTGTAAATTTACAATCTCATTTAGTTGGTGAGTTATTTAGTTTTTTTTTAAGTAAAAAATCCCTTTTAAAAAAGGGATTTTTTTTATTGTGACAAAATCTTATTTTCTAGACTATTGATTCTGTTTTCTAACTTCATATAATCGCTTTCTTCCATCGCTTTTTTTCGAAAATAATATATTTGAACCGCAAATGCAGCTCCAATAAGTCCTAAAACAAATAATTGTGCAATTTCTAGTTTTTGTCCAGATAAAAATGCTCCTTTTTCTGCTGTTGGAATTGGCGGAGTTGGAGGTGTTACTTCTGGAGTTATTGGAGTAGTTACAGGAATAGGAACTTCTGGAGTTATTGGTGGAGTTGGATTTTCCATATTAAATATTTTTTTTGATTATAAAAAATGAAACCGTAATTAACGTTAATGCGCCTATTACGCCTATTGTAGTTTTATTTTTGCTAAAAAAACTAATAGAATTATTTTCTTTATATAAATTAGCACTTGATGATTTATTCTCTTTTACATCAAAATTAAGTAATTGATTTTGTTTTAATAAAATTTTCTTACCTATTAATTGTGATGCTGCAATTATCTGCTCTTCAAATCCATCGAAAGATATAACAAAATTATCTGATGAATTTATTTCTTTTGAATCTAAAATAAAAGCACCTCCTGGAGAAACTTCTGTTATGATTGTTTTATCTTTTTCTGAATAAATAGAACCCCCCGATAATGGCTCTCCGTTTTCGTCTTGAACATATCCAAATATTTTCATACTAATTTCCGTTTTTAAGTTTTTTTAATGTATAGTAATTTATTACCAAACTTGTTACGCTAGTTAATATGGCTACTGTTAAAAATGCCATAGACAAATGTGTATGAAGTTCGTTTTTCTTTTCTGTATTATTTTCCATAACGTTTTCCTAAATAAATTATTGAAATTCCAATTGCAATTGTTGTTACTCCGTAAAGCAATGCTTTTGCTGTGTTTTTTTGTGTTTTATTTAATGTGTATGGTAAATTATACAAATAAAAAGCATCTTCTCTATTGAACCATCCTTTTAAATTTGCTGTTTGTCCGGTTCCTCTTAAAAAATCGGCTCGATGTTTCATTAATTTATCAAATAATTCTTTGTTTTTGTCTTGATTATCTATTTCATTGACAAAATCTACCATTTGAGAAATTGTTGTAAATGATTTTGAATATTGATCTTTGAAAAATTTTTTTAAAGATGATGTTGCGCCACCAACTCCACTCCCCCAAGCCCATTTCACAAAAGTATTAGCAATCGCTTGATTTTTTATTTTGTCTGCAAGCATTTCATCCCAATAACCAACTTTATAAATTTTTAACCAAATATCATTAGGCATTTTTAAAAAATTATCACAAGTAGCTGCATAACCTCCTTTATTTGCTAATGATTTAAAAGTAATCCATTGAATACCTTTATTTGTATGATACGAATACCCATTTTTGCCTTTTCCGCAAGGACTTGAATTGTTTTTAGCAGAATCCGTTTGAGCAGAAGATAATCCTCCTTCCCAAAACTTAGTAAAATTGATTATGTCTTTATAATTTGCCATTAATATACTTTGTTTTCAATTATCAATTGCAAAAAGCCATCTCTTCCTAAAAATTTAGCTAAATAATTTCTTGTTTCTTTTGGAATTACAGAATCTTTATATAATTCCATAGTTGTTACTGGTTTGTTTTTATAAACCTTAATTCTGCCATAAGCTGATTGATTATACCCTATAATAGTTTTGTTTAGATATGCTTGTCCATCATATTTTAAAAACTCAAACAACCACCGTAATGCTAAGGCACCCATCAAAATATTAAATTCATTATCTGAAGTTAATAATTTAGACAGAGAAGCCATATTTGTAGATGATAATTTTTGAGTTGTATTAAAATCTTTACTTAATAAATATGGTGCTTTTTTGGATAAATATGATGAAATAACATCGGGTAATGGTTGTTTTGTGATTATTTTGAATTTAGGCAAAACCTCTCTAATATTTACCCTAGTAACTTGGCAAAGTCCAGTTGCATCAGCTCCATTTGGACCTAAGTTTTCTTTACCTCCTGATTCTACTGCAATAAAACCAATCAATACAGCACTATCAATTTCTAATTCTTTACCCCATTTATCTATATATGGTAAAAATTTGTTTTTGATATTCTGAACAATCTTTAAATTTGCTTGTTTTGTAGATGTGTTTGCGTAACTCATGTTTCCTGAAACATAAACAACATTAAAATCAGGAACGTCTGTAACTGCTAATTTAGTAAACTTTCCCATACTATTCAATATCTTCTGAAGAAACAGGTGGTTCCTCATACTTTTTTATTTGAAAAGTAGCGTATTTTAATCGCACTTTACCTGTCAATATATCCGTTAGCTTGAAAGCACCATAAGCTAAACCTATGGTGCCAACAACTAAAAGGGATATTTTTAAAACTTTTTTTTGCATTATTTTGATTTATTAGATAACGTTACCGCACCTAATGTAATTACTGCTACTGCAATTGCTGTTACAACAAACCAACCGCCTTTTTTCTTTTTAGGCTCTTCTGGAGCTGGTGGAACTGGTGGGTTTTCTGGAGCTGGAGCAGGTGGAGTTGGCGGTGTTGGTGGAGTTTTTGATTCTGCTTCCAACAATACTTCTAACCTTTCAATAATGCTTTCCTCCATTGCAATTGCGTTGTCGTTTAATTCATCAATTAAATCTTGATTTTTATCAGATGGATCAGTAGTGTGATTTTCATTCGCTACTTTTAATTCCGATAAAACGGATTTATATTTTTCGATTCGACTTTTAATTACATTTGGTAATTCTTGTTTCAGTTGTGCTAATAGTGTTTCAATTTTTTCCATTTTATTGTGTATTTGATTTTTACAAAGTTAGTGAATTATTTTAATTGTGATGCTCTTTTTACAGCATCTTGCCATTTTTCACCTGGTTTTCTAATTTTTTTAGCGGTTTCAAAAATTGCTCCTTTCCCTTTTCCTTCGGTTTTACCCCCCTTACCATAATTTGAAACTCCATGTTTTGCTTTTAATTCCTCAATTGAAAGCTTTTCTTTTGGAGTTGCACCTAAATTAGCTTTTATATTTGGTTTTTTTAATAGATTTGATGAGTTTTCTGTTAATAATACTCCATTTTTATTTTCGATAACAATATCATCTTCATCTGCGTTAATTTCTAAAACTTCAGCTACTTTACCACGATATTCACCTGTTTTAAAATCAACTACTTCATCACCTACTTTTAAAACACCGCCTTTTTCGTATTTTGTGTTGTTGCGTTCTTCCCACTCTGAAACTTCATCTTCGTAAATTCTTTCTTCTTCTTCGGTTGCAGCTCTTAAACCTGTTAGATTTTTTGGAGAAGTACTCCAAGATCCATTTGGTTTTCCGTGTTCCCAAACATTTAGCTCAATTCCTTCCTTTGTTGATTTTATTACTTTATAGAAACGATCTTCATTGTGCATATATCTATCATCAACTAACAAACTTCCTATTTTAAGATTTTCTTCTTGATTTAAAGATAAATAAAGAAAATAAATATCAAATCCTTCTTTTTCTGAAATATTAATTGCATCTTCTGAATATTTGTCTAAAATTTCGTCTTCTAAAGCATCGTCAACATGGAAAACTATATTTTGTTTGTGTAAATATTTATAAAAATCAACTACATCTTTATAGGTTTTAATTTTTTCAGAATCATATTTTTGAGAATAATCAAAAAATTCTCCTTCTTTTTCAATTTTTTTTAAAGGTTCGAAATGAACTTTATTATTATTAAAAGTTTTTGCTCTTTCTTTTATTGCTTCAAGTGGTGTTTTGTGAACAGATAAAATATTATTGTTTTCATCTAAAACATAAGAAAACCTTTGTTCGTATAATTCCCAATCCTCATTAAAACTTCCATTAGGATTTCCTGTAAATTTATCTCCAACTTTTAGAACTCCTCCTTTTTCAAACTTTTCTTCTTTAGTTAAAATTCTTGCTTTTCTAAAATGATCCGCTGAAAGTTCGTCTCTTTCGGTCATGTTTAGTTTTGTTTTGTTGTCAATTTTGTTTGACATCCACAATTTACCTGCTAATTCGTGATCTTTTTTTGTGAAGTGAGAATATGCTTTGTCATTAGCTTGTCTGTTTTCAAAAATTGGTTTTCCAGTAGAAATATTTCCTACAACGCTATCTTTCGAAGGATAATTTACTAAACCTTCATTATCAGCTTCCGCAACGGCTTCATCAATAGTTTTGTGTTCGCTCACAACGCTTCCATCTACCGAATAAATGTATCTATCAAAAATAGGATTATGTTCTATTTTTATTTTTACGAATTTATTTTCGTTTGGCAAGTAAACAACTTTTTCAAATTTGTCGTTTTCAATTTCACCACCATCAGCAAACTTTTTATATCCACTTCGGTTTTTATCTTTTGCGTATCTAACTTCGTAATCTTCTTTTTTATTTACATATTTACGCTCACGTTTCCATGCGCTTAATAATGCACCGCCTAATTTATACATTTCGTCATCGGTTTCCATTAATAATGGAATGTTACCGTTTTCAAATTCTTTTTCAACTTCAATTTTACGAATGGAAATAGAAGGATCTTTAAAAGCAAAATTCAATTTTCCTTTTACAACTTCTGCTACTACTTTACCATCTTCGTATGTTACAATTTCTTTATTTTTTTTATCATAAACTAAATTGTAACCGCTAATTCTATTGTATAAAATTCTAGGCATTAAGAATTTCTTACCGGTTGGCTTGTGAATTAATAATTTACCTGGAGCTGGAAGTCTTGTTGAACCATCTTCAGCCACATAATCACTTGTGTAAGGTTCTCCTGTATGCTTCATTAATTGACTTGAAAGGTTCTTTAATTGTAAAGGAGCCAATACAATAACATCGTCAGCAACTCCTCCATGCTCTAAATAATAATTTTGGTAACTTTGTAATGAACCTTGCGGAAGCGTTACTTGTCCTCCATGTTGCATTATAGGTTTTGCGCCATTTTTAATGTGATAGCCGTTTTCAGGTTTTTCTACTGATCCATCTGCAAACTCAACGTTTACAATATTTGCTTTAACAATGTATTTTGCTTTATCGGATAATTTTCCACCTTTTTCAAAGAAATTTGCGCCATTAAGAACGTCTTTTCCTGAATAGGTTACTTTTTTACCATCTTCTAAAATAGTAACCGATTTTATTTCTCTATTGGCTATATAGCGATTTGTGGCTTTTTTTATTGGAGTAGCTTTTTTCTTCGTTGGTTTATAAGTTGGCTCTAATGACATTGCTTCAGGATCAGCAGCGGAATTGGTTCCTCTATCATAAATCCTTTGATACATTTCTTGAAGCATTTTACCGGTAGCATTGTCATAATATCTATTCCATGCTAAAAATTCGTTTAATAAATGATAGTTGTCATCTACTAAAATATCGTAATCGGCTTCTATTAATGAGCCTTTTTTAATACCATGTTCCGTTAATGCTTTTTTAACCGCTTCTGCGTATTTTTTTGTAAGTTCTTCTGAATTTCTAATTTCCGAGCCTGAATCTGCTTTTGTAGCGTTCCAACCTTTTGAATCAGCATCGTAAAGAATTTCTATAACAGAAAGTTCATTTTCGATTTCCTTTTTTGTAGAAGGTGCCGTTTTATAATCTTTGTGTTTTTTAGAATTATAAATTTCCAATTCTGATATGGAAACATTTCCATCCGCATCAGTTTTAACTTCTCCTTCAGAAAGATATACGTCTCTAACAATTCCTATTGTCTTCTTATTAATGTTAGCTACAACATCTCCAACTTTGAATTTTGGTTTTGAAGGTTGTTTTGGAGATGGTTTTGGTTTAGCTGTTTTTTTTGAAGACGTTTCTTTCGGTTCTTCTGATTTTAAAGCTGCTAATTTTATACGAATTTTATCTTTAAAAGTATCAGGAACGTTAGGGTTTTTCAACCCTAACTCTAGTTCCTTTATTAATTTATCTTTTGTCATAGCTACGAAATTTGGTGCTAATTTAATAATAATAATTTTAAAACGCTAATCGCTTGTTTAATTTCTTTTTTTTCTTTATTGTCATCCGTAATTGACAATAAGGCTTTTAATGTAGAAATTGCTTGCTCTATTTCTTCTGCTTCGTTTTGTTCCACTATTTCCGAAGTAGTTTTTTCTTGTGTTTGAAGTTCTGAATAATTTCGTTCTTTTGGTAATCTCATACCGCCTTCTTCAATTATTTCGTAACTTTTTGAACTTGCATCTACAATCATATAACCATCTACTTTATCTCTTAATTGATATAAAGCTTCCTTACCTTTTCCAAAAAAGTCATCAATAACATCAATCGGAACAAAGCGGCCCGAATTAGCATATCTTTGAATCATTCTTTCTTTAACAACTGGATAAGGCACATTATCCATGTAAATAATGAAAATCTTATAACCTAATGATTTCAACATTCCGATAAGCGGTAAATAATTTTTAGTATTATTCATCGTTCCATCGTAAATTAAATCATGCTTACAAGGTTTTGCAATTTCGTCACCAGTTAACAATCGATTTACAATATCTTTTGTTTCTAAATGCGTAGCCGTTGCGTTCCATCCTTCGTATTCAGGTAACATTGCTCTAATTTCGTCTGCGTCTATGTGGAATATCTCATCATTCAACAAGTATGGCGCATACGTTTTTAAGAATGTTGTTTTTCCTGAAGCTGGACTTCCGCCTGTTAAAATCGCAATTGGTTGTTGTTGTTCTACACAAGAAGTTCCTTCCTTAACTTTTTTAATTATAGCTTGGTGTACTTTTTTTCTTTCCTGCGTGTACTCTCCGTTTACGTCTGTATGTAAAGACTTTGTTTGAGGTAAATTAAGTACATAATTTTCTAGCTTTCTTAATGTTTCAGGATCAGTTTTTCTAGTTCCATCCGGGTTGAAAGCCTGTTTTTCTGTAAATTGTTCAGATTTAACAGAAATACGTTTTTCAGATAGCAAATAATTTAATCTTTCAAACTCATTAACTACTTCGGTAACTGATTTTTCAACGATTTTGTTTTCTTCTCTATATTTTATAATTTCAAGTATTCTTTTTTCGACATAATCTGCCGATTTTAAAAAATCTAATTGAGAAGTAATTTGTTCGTTATCAAAATCAATTTTACGAATATAGTCTTCTGCAAATTCAGGATCAATACCTCTTGGACTTAACAAGTCTTTAAGTTCTTTTTGAATCAATCTATTATTTGTATTATAATAATCGAACCAATAAGGCTTAGAAGGTTTATCTAATGGTGATACTTCACCATATTTTTCTAATAATTGACTTAGGTTGTATCTTTTTTCATAAGAATCAACCATTATTAATCCATTTGAATCGTAAACTTCTTTAGAATTGAACAGTTTTTGCAATATTTTGAATTGCGTTTCTTGATCCGATTCTACTTTGTCTGGATAATATTTTGAAATGTATTCGCTGAATTTAGTTTTGAAATAGTTTTCATTATTCTTTACAGCTTCAACATAATTTTGAATACGAATTTTGATTTGCTCATTCGATTTTTTATCATCATTTAATTTAACCGCTTTTTCATCGATTTCAATTTGAGCAATGATTTTTGGATCTTTGATTAACGCATACTTAATTTCGTTTGGATTAACTTCTTCTAATTTTAAAACCGATCTACCATCGTTTGACCAAATAGTGTTAATTCTCGATGTTTTTTCTTCAAGCTTTTGGAACATAAAAATATCAATACTATCAATCATTAATGGATTAACGATTCTAACATTTAAGAATTCGTTTTGTTGTCTCCAAATTCTACCTTGTAACTGAATCATATCTGTTGGATTCCAATCGATAAAACAATTGTAAAGAACGGTTGATTTCTTTTGTAAATTCATACCTTCTTTAATAGAGGAAGAACCGATCAAAACTTTTATACGAGCTGCATCGGAAATGTTTTCGTAATCTTGTATTTTTTCGTTAAACTTTCTACCTAAAAAAGCATCTTGAACCAAGCGTTTTTTATCAACTGACATTCCTTTAGAATAAATCATTCCAACTTCATGCGGTTCAAAACCGATTTCTTTAACTAAGTATTCTTTAATTAATTCGAAATACTCAATACCCCTATCCATGTAAATAACTTGACCGCTGACCGGTTCGTTGTGTTTCTCATGGTATTTTTTAACCGATTCAATACATTTTACAACATACAATAATTTTGGAGACGTTTCGATATACTTTTTATACGTTGGTTTTCCAAGTCTATGATGCTTGTATAAATATGGCGATAATGCTAAATTACGTGAGTGTGTCATAGATTTGATTGCTCTTACTCCCGATTTTTCATCGTTTGAAAGCGCATCTTCATCTACTTCTACCGCTTGACTATCGGTAATTGTGTCTTCTGAAGTATCTTCTACTTCTTCATATTCCGAATATCCAATTTCTTGACCGCCTTCTGCATAAGCAATAATTTCACTCATGTATTCTTTTTGAATTTCGTTCAAAGGCAAATAACATGAAACTCTTTCGTTTTCTGGAATATCAATAATTGTATTGTTCACCATCTTTTTAAGATATGGAATAACTATTTTATTTGGACGTACTACACCAACATCGTCTCCATCTTTATAATTGAAGAATCTTAAAATAATTCTTTGTAAAGAAGGTAAGTTGTTAAAACCTTTGATTACTTGCTTGTATTCAGGTTTTAATTTGTGATTAATAACCAAATCAGTATCGGCATCGATAAACGTATCAAAGAAATCGTTAATGTTGTTTATACCAAGTTTTTCTAATTGGTAATAAGCAACCATAGACGACATTGAGAAAACCTCCAAAGGTGAATTTGTGAATGGCGTAGCCGTTAACATTAACACGTTTCGGTAGTTGTTTTTTCTTAAAATGTATTGAGATAACATAAAACCTTTTAATGCAGTATCACTCGGTAATCCTGAATTAATAGAGTATTGTTTACGCTTATCACGTTTTCCTTTTTCATCCACTTCACCCTTTACAGATGTAAATACTTTTTTAAGTGCATGAGCTTCATCAAAACATAAATAGTCAAAACCTAAACTTTCAATAGGTAAAACTGTACCTTTCAAACTTCTACCAATTAAAGATTCTAGTTTTTCTCTAAAACCAGCTCTTTTTTTGTCAGTCATTTGATCTTCGGCTCCACCTTGATTTAATATCTCGTATAAACTTGACATTAATTCGAATTCAGTAGCTTCGTTAAATCCTAATCCTTTTAAACCTTCGTAAGTAAGAACAGTTATAGAACCATCTCCAACCATCATTGGATTGTTATTCTCGTCTAAAACTTCTTCGATGTAATCTACCCCTAAGTTAAACAAAGGATTAATTTTTCTGTGTGGAAGAATACCTTTAATTTCGGAAACCCATTGTTTAAAAGTTTGATTTGGAACCACAATAACTGGTCTTTTACAATAGCCTGCAACTAAAAATTGTTCGGTAATCATAATTGCGCTCATGGTTTTTCCAACTCCAACATCATAAGCTAAACATCCGCTACCTTCATTAAAAATAAAAGAAACGGCTTCACGTTTTTCAGGTTTTACTTCGAATGGTTTTTCTCCGTAAAATTCTTTTGTAACATTAAAAGCAACTGGAATTTTAGAATAATCTGGAGCCATGAAATTGTTGTATTTACTATTCCAGGTTGTTTCTAATCTTACTTTGTCATTTAACGTTAATTGTTCAGCTAAGAATTTTAAGAATAGGCGGTTTCCTTCCGAAGCTGCTTTTGCTTTAGTTCTTTCTAATTGCGCTTTCCATTTTGCAATTTCAGTTTCATCCCAAATAGTGTTTGGAACTTGTTTTGTACGCTTGTTTATGTAGAAATAAATAATATCTCTATGTGTAATATTGCCTTTAATATCTAGCTTTCTATAAAGATTTACTAAATAGAAACAAAACGCATCTTTTAATGATAATTCATCAAAATCCTTTTTTTGATACGATCTACCATCTTCTTTATCCCAATCCGGTTCACCTTTTGAATCCCACCATGAAAACTTCTCAAAATCGTTCAATTGCTTAACTTTGAATGTTTTTGCTAGTTTGGAAATTGGTTTAATAATAAGAGAGTTTCCATCATCGTTACCTGTAATAATCAATCTTTTGCTGTAAATTTCAGCATATTTATTGTTTATTAATTCGATTTGTTGTTGTAGTACTTGTGGGCCATAAGTATTTACAATGTAATCAACATCTTCACCGCTATTTTCACCAGCTTTTACAATTTTATTAATTTTAGCATAAATATCTCCTGACAAATATAAAACTTGCGGATATAATTGACCATCGTAGTAACATAAAACGCCATTATTTACCCAATCAGTAACAGTTTCGAATTTAGAATCGTATTCTGAAAATTCGTACCATTCTCTTGATAATCTTTGACCGATATTTTCTTTATACCAAATGTAAGCCTGTATTTCAGACTTTGTAATAGTTGGGTTTAATTTGTGGAATATTTGTCTAGCCGTTTGAACGCTATCAATTGAATTTGCAATGGTTTCATCGGAAATAGCATCTTTTTTCTTGATTTTAGAAACTGCTTTATTTCCAATAGAAACTTTACTTTTTTCGATAAGTTCTTTTATAAAACCTTCGTTTTCTGGAGTTGCAATTTCTTGTGAAACGGTTTTTTCAGCACTTGAGACAGCAATGTTTTTGTTTTTAATAAATTGGTCGAAATTATCCGAAACATTAATTTTTTCAAGATCAGAAATATCTCCAACTACAACCCTTATATCTTTGCCGTATCTATCAACATCAAATTTTACTTTTCCAATTAATTTATCGGTAAATTTATTGTACCAATTTCCACCATAAAGCATTTCCAAACCTATTTCAGTAGTATCTTGGATTTCAATTGGAGAATCTTCTAAAATTTCAGACTGAATTTGTCCGCCATTTTTAAAGGTTGCTATTTGTTGACAAACTAAGTCAGGCGTAATTTCTATGTATTCCATATTAATCAATATCTTTTGGTGAATATAATCTTTCTACTTCAACAATAGCTTGTGAAATATTCATTTTTCCCGAAATAGCTGTTTCGGAAATAGTTTTTATTAGCTGAAGACGTGTTTCAGGATTGTTGAAATTTGAACAAACCAAAGGTGTTTGAATTGGATCACAAAATTCTAATTCTGCTTCAATTTGCAAAAACAATTCGTTTTGTAAATCTATCGTATTTTCCATTATAATAATGTTTTTAGTTATTTTTTCTTGAAAACAAGTATTTCACTTGCTACTCCTGTTCTTTCAAAAATCTTTGTTGGTAATCTATAAGCATCAAGCAATTGAGCTTTATCAAAGATATTCTTTTTTACCGAAGAAATTCCACTATCTAAAAATAAAGTTCCTCCGTTATATTGTTCGGCTCCTACAACAAAAATAAGTAATCCGCTTGGATGTAACAAGTCTAAACCTCTTGTAATGAAATATTCTGTAAAGTTACTAGCTTTTGTGTAATCTTTTTCACCCATTGCTAAAAATTTTGAATCAGCTCTACCATACGGAGGATTACCAATAACCAAATGATACTTATGAACGTCCGACAACTTGTTTTTAATAGAGTTGTTTTTAGAAATAAAGTTTTTCTCAAAAGGTTGCAAAGTAATCATAGCTTTTGGATATAAAATCTCGGAAACTTTTTTAGAGAAACGATTAATTTCATTACCAAATAGTTCAGCATTTGTTGGTGCATATTTAAAGAAATTACCAGTTCCCACCGATGGCTCCATTACGTGAGGATTTTCAATTGTTCCAAAACCATATTTATAAGCCAACGCCCACATTTTTTTTACAATTGCATCCGGAGTAAAGTATTCATATAATAAACCTTTCAATTCTTCATCACTAAAAGTACCTTGTTTTTCCAAACCACCATAACCCGAATAGTTACTAATAAATTCTATTTCGTTTGGCGTGAAACCCGATTCTTTGCTATCAATAAGCTTTTCAATTGCTCTATTAACCTCGTATGGATTTCTGTAATTAGAAATGCTGTAATGGGTTTCGGTTGTTGTTTTTTCAACTTGCGGTGAATTATTTCTAACGCCTTCAACATAATCAATAACGTATTGAGGAAGGTTTTCTTCGAAATATTTAATTTCTCCGTTAGAAAAAACGTGTGCAATAGTTTTATAGTCTCCGTTTTTTTGTTGATTTCTATCCCAAACTACGGTTACTCCTCCTGCAAAAGAAGATCCTAAATCATACGTTTTGTGTTTTTCTGATTGACGTTTTTCCATAACTCTATTATAATGCTTTTTAGCTTCATTAAAAACTAAATCGTTTGAAGGTTTTAATTCAACTTCATATATTTCATTTACTGAAGCAGAATCAAACATTGGAGATGGTTCAACACCCCTTGTGTACGCATCAATTCTATATGCAAATTCGGTTTCAAAGTCTTTAACTTCTTTTATTTCACCAACCCATCTTTCAATATCTAAATCACCAGTTTCGTATTTTACAAAATCACCTACTTTATATTTAGGTTGACGTTTTATTCCTAATTCAGATAATGCTTTGTCTTTTGCTTCACTTGGATTTTCAGCATAACCAATCCATTGTTTTCCCGAATTAAATTCTACCAAATAACCATACTCTTGTTTTTTTGTTTCAAAATTATAACGATCTTGAATTGTTGAATCTTTATATTTTCTGACTGATTTAATTGTTTCTTTATTTGAATCAGTCATTTTTATTTCATAATTTAAAATATCTTCCATCGATAACCATTCTGGCTTTATTTTTAGATTATTCCATAGTGTTTTCATTTCTGATATTTGATCCTTAACATTGTTTGCCCATAAGTGCTTAGGATTTCTATTACCATTACCTAAAAAATAATCATTATCAGTTTTTAATCTTGATAATAACATGTAGTTATATTCATCTTTTTGATTATCATCAGAAGACTTATAATTCTCCCAAATTTTATGATTTTTTGAGAAAATCGGTTTTACTCCTACTGTTTCTTCTAACGCTGTTAAGAAGTCTAAAACAACATTAGCTTGATCTGTCGGTAATTTTTTTACTTTATTAAAAAACGAACTTTTAAACAAATTAATATCCCAACCATCGCTAGGTCTATTATTTTGTTTTTTGTCTTGTAAATCAACTAAAAATACAATATCAGCTCTTAATTTTTCAGATATGTCGGTTGGTAAAAAACCACCTTTTTCAAAATAACCACCTTCAGATGCAACAATATCCGGACCATCTAAAACATCGTCAGCAGCTTGCGCCATGTTGTCTAAATTATCATCGCTATCTTTTGTTTTCCCACCTTTTTCATAAATTTCAGGATTGTGTCCCCAAATCAATAAGGCTTTGTGTTTTCTAGTTTTGTTTTCGTTTTCATCGTATAATTTACCTTCAATACCTTTCATTCTTTTAATGAAGCTTATTTGACGTTTTGCCCATTCCCACATTTCTGGTGTCCAATTAGAAACATTTGTTTCTTTCATTTTCATTATCCAACGTGCGCTTTCTCTACCACTTTTAATTCCTTGCTCTTTTGCTTCAGCTTCACTTAATCCAGAATCTTCACCATCTTCACTATCATAATACGATTTTAATGAAGATGCGCTCATATTTACTAATTCGTTCCATTCTTTGTATAGCGATTCTTTTTCGGAATCGGTTAACATTCCACCTTTTTCCAATTTAGCATCTTCTAAAATATCGTAGTATTTAGGATTTTCAACTAAATGATCCATTGCAATTTGCATTTTAGTTTCAAAATTATCAGAATGTTCGGATTCTACTTCAATACCTTTCATTAATTGATTTTCAATTTCATCAACTGAAACATTGTGCATAGATGCAATATCTTCAATAGTTTTGCCTTCTGAAATTAAATTTCGTTTGTCTATCAAGTCTCCTATTAATTTATTTGCTTTTTCAAGCTTTTCAATATCGTTATTTTCAACAAAAATTCTTGTTTGATTTTCTATTTGAGAAATTAAATGATCTATTTCTTCTTTAGTGTATTTTTTATCTCCATGATTGCAACCACATGAAGAAATTTTATAAGCAATAGTATGTCCTGGTAGTTTTTCACCATTATAGTTATATTCTTTTTCGTCAAAATATAATTCTGTTGGAATATCACCACCTTTTTCAAATGAAACGCCACCACCAGAAACATTAATTCTGGATAAAATTTCACGATTTGTAAGCATTTCACCTTCAAATTCTCTTAATTCTGAATCTTCAACTGCTGGTTTTGTAATAACAACTTCGCCACCTTCCATTTCTAAAGGTTTTCCTGTTGCTTTATTAATCGCTTTAATACCATTGTCTGCATGTGATCTTCCTACTAAATAACCACCTGCTGCACCTGAAATATGTTTGATTTCTTCTTCCATTTTACAAAAATTATTCAACAAATATAAGAAATTTTTGTTTTCTAATTTATTTTTTATACATTTGCTTTGTTCATATTTGGGGGCGAATATTTTTTTTTAGAAGATGGCTTTGTAAAACGAAGCCATTTTTTATTTATCTTTGATTTTTATTTTTAACTAAAATATATTATCATGAACGAAATTTTCGACATTAAAAGTCCAAAGTTCTTAGGTGGTGCAAATGTACATAGTCTTTTGATTATTACTTCTGTTGCCTTAGTTGGATGGAAATTGGGAGCTTTTAAAAAGTAATCCTAATTGCAAAAAAAAGACAAAAACCGCTATTTTCAAAATAAATGAAGTAGCGGTTTTTTCGTTTTTATAGTAAATTTTATTGCTTTAAGCTTTTACAAATATAAACAAAAAAACCTAGTAAATCAATCAAGATACTAGGCTTTTTTTTACACCTCCTTAGTTTTGAAATTAATTTGGTTTAATCGATGGGTAAAATCGTTTTACGAAAATACAAAAAAATAAATTAACTTTTACAAAAAAGAAACAAAGAAAATTAATCTTTCCAGGTTAATGCTTTTACTGCCCACATTTGAGCTGATTGTAATTCTGTAATAGCAACTGAACAAAGTCTTTTTTGTTCTCCTGAAGCAGAAGAATTTCTTAAATCGTTCATTCTGTCTATTTCGTTAGCTACTTGTTTCTTACATTGAGAAACTTGGTCGTCATTCGACGGATTGAAAGATAAGCCTACCGCTTTCTCTCCAAATGTTTGTTGATCTGAATTCATTTTATTATTGGTTTTAAAGTTAAATTTTTGATAAAAATTCGTGTAATTTTTTATTCCAACGAGCATCAGCTAAAGCATGGTGTTCGTTTTCTTTTTTTGGGTAAATTCCAAGATTTTTCATTGATTCCAATCTTTCTTCAAATGAAGTGTTTGATTTAAAAGTATTGTTATAGTATTCACTAATAGCGTCTATTTCTTGCTTTAAATCATTACAATACATCGGAAATCCTTTTGGCAAATCTATCATCTTACCAAATAACCAACAAAAAGCTACCCAATCATAATCAGCATAATATGCGTAAAATTTTACGGTTTCTTTTTCTGAAAAACTCTTAATCAATTTTTCAGTAGTTTCTTTTTGGATATTAGTATCATATCCGATAATTCCAAATTGATAAACAAACTCTTGAATTTCTAACGCAATCTGCTTGTTGGTTTTTCCGTATTTTTTAATAAGTTTTTTAGCAACTGAATAAGTAAAATACTGAATCTCACCATAGGCAAAAACATTGTCTTTTTCAGCAATTTCTTTTAGTATTGGTATTAACACATTTTCACGAATCCAATAAACTTTTTTTCCGGAAAAGCCATTATATTTTTCAAAAGGAGTTTGTTCTTCAACTTGAAATCTATTCCAAGCTTCTTTTAAATTAAAGTCTTTTGAAATAGCATAATACTCTCTACCATCTTCTGAAACAATACCAATACTAATTAAATCAATAGTAGGTAACGTATTTTTTCTAAATAAGGAAATTGGAAAATTCTCTTTTTGAGTTCCTTCTAAAAACTCAGTATCAATATAGTAATTCATACTTTCTACTTTTTAAAATATTTTTCAAAAATAAACCAAAATGTGTTTGCTGATTGATTCCAATTCCATTTAGAAACATGCTTTTTAGCAGCTTGTGTCATGTCTTCAAAGCCTTCTCCGTAAACTATTCCGGTGTAAGCATACGCCATTGTATTAATAGTTTGCTCTAAATCGGATTTCATTCTTACTTTTTCACCATCATTAACGAACACAACTGGCTCTAGTTTTCTAATTGGTAAAACAAATTCACCATTAGAAGTTATTTCATCCAAAGAAGTATGAATAGGACAAATTACTGGAATTTCGCAAGCCATAGCTTCGGTAATTGTTAATCCCCAACCTTCAGCGGTTGTATTAGAAATGAAAACATCCATGCAATTGTAAATTTTGTTCAATTCAGAATCCTCTACTCCTTTGTTTTCTGAAAACATTGCTGGATAAAAAACATCTTTTCCGATTTCTAAACCTATTCTTTCACATAAATTAGTTACGGAAATACCCATAACATCAAAAATATTCATGTGCAAGTACAAAATTGGTCTTGGATCTTTTGATTCTAAATTGCCTTCAAAAGCTTTTTTCCAGGTGTCTAAATACGAATGAAATGCTAAAATAGTAGTTGCAATATCTTTACGACAAGAATTTCTGTTTACGGTGCCGAAAACAAAAACATTTTCTCCAAATTTTTCTTTTTTGTATGCTGCTAATTCTTCTGATGCTGCTAATTTATAAAAGTTTTTCGTATCGGTTCCATGTGGTACCACTTTTACTTTTGTTTGTAATTTTGGTAAACTTGTCAAAATTACATTTTTAGCGTATTCTGTATAAGTAACTACTTCATCAAAAAACGGCAAAATTTCTAAATCAGAATATCTCGGCAAAGAATCTATTGGGAAATAGTAAACGGTTTTGAAATCTAAACGATTAAGTTTCTTTTTTTCTTTTTTAATATCCGAAATATGATTTTTCATAGTTCTTAAAACCTCCAAATCATTGATAAACATAACGATATTAAAGTCGTTTTGAGCAATGAAATTTAAAAATGCTATTCGGCAATAGGCATCTTGATTATCTGGCAATGCTTGTGTATGTGCCGGAACAATCATTGCATTTTTATAATCGTATGGTTCTTTTGAATGATCGTTAATTGCAAAAACAATTAACTTGAAATCTTCACCTAGTTTTGAATTCCAATTATCTATAAGTTCTTTTGATACTTTACCAAAACCTGTTGTACATCCAAAATCAGCATACAAACAAATATGATTTACTTTTTTTTGCTTTGCCATGACTAATTTTGATATTTTAAGTAAGAATCAACAATATCGGAAACTGTTTCCCATTCCTCTACTTCTAAGTCAGAAATATGGCAATTGAGCTTTCTTTCTATTTGAACAGTAATTTCAACTTTGTCTAATGAATCTAAAAATTCATCAATAATTGTCTCTGGAGTAATTTCGGAAGCATCTAAATTTGTAAAATCTAAAACGATGTCCATTACATCTTTTGTCGCTTGTTCACGATTTACGTGAATTGGATCAACTACTTTATATTCGTTGATCTCTTGTTGGTTTGTGTCTGCCATGATTAAATGTGTTTGTGGATTATTTTATTGTTAAAACCTGTCCTATATGTATAGTATCAGGTGAAGTTAATTTATTCTTTATTTGTAATTCCGAAACAGTTGTATTATACATTTGAGCTATTTTACTCAATGTATCTCCAGAACGAACCGTGTAAACTAAACTTTCAGTTCTGTACCATTCTTTATTTCTTTCTCTGCTTTCATTTATCATAAAATCTTGAATTATTTCTGAATTCAAATTTTTATATTCTTCTGTAACACTAAAACATGGACAAATTTTTACCCATTCGTTTTTTGATATTTTACCATCTTTATTTAGATCAGGTGATAAATCTCTATGCCCTAAAACAGTTGCTTTTGGATATTTTAATTTATATTCTTTTATTAGTTTATATAAAGTTTCTTTTTGTTTTTCAGTCCTAGTATCAGATCCATCCCAACCTCCTTTATAGCAAAAGTGTATAGAATTATGATTATGTCCAGCTACTCCGTTTGTAATTGTTTCATCAGTTGCTAATGTTTCGAAAGTACCATCTTCGCTAATTAACTTATGATAACCTACTGTATTCCATTTTAAAATACGTTTCCAATAATCTTTAATAGATTCTGTTTTTTGATTTGCTGGACCTGCAGAGCAGTGAATAACAATAAATTTAATACTTCTCATTATGGTTTATTTTGTGTTATGTAAAAAAGTTTTTAATTTTAGAAATAATATCAAATTTATTTCTAAATCTTCTGTATAAAATGTATAGCAAGATAATCAAAATTATCCAAAACCAAAACCAAAAACCAAAATTTATGAAACTTTTTGAAACTTCTTTTGAACTTTTATTTGTGGTTGTTTCGTTTTTCGAGTTTTCGGAAGATTCTGACTTGCTTCTTTTGATAGAATCCAAAATTCGGTTTCTTTCTTCAGAATTACTAATTGCCGTTTTGTCTTTTGTTTCAGAACTCGTATCGGTTTTAGTCGTTTTATTTTTAAAAGTAACATTTCCATTTCCATCTATTTTAATTGAAGTTTTTGGTTTTCCATTTTCGGTTTCTTCATAATAAAAAGGTTTTTGTTTTCCAGTTGTAGAATCAATTTCTGGCTTATAAACTATTTCTAATTCCGATTCTGAATTTTCAGATTTATCGTTTTTACTCGTTTCGGATGATTTTTCTTCCTCCTTTTTTATAGCTTCGGTTTCTGAAACCTTAGTTTCGGATTCTGATTCTTTTTTAACATCCGATTTGATTTCTGTTTTATTTGTTTCTGAAGAAGTTGTTTTCTTTTTTGATCCGCAACTAGATAATGTTAGTAAAAACGACAATACGATTATTGTTACTACTATTACTGTATTTGAAAATGTATTATTTCTCATGATTTTTGTTTTCCAAAGGTTATTTCTTTAAGTTTTTCTGCAACTGTTCCTAAAACACACGCAATTGTAATGTACTCAATTGCTGAAACTAAATTGTCGGCTGGAGCTGGCAACTTGAATATAGTTTGAATTAAAAGACAAATTGCTAAAACAAAAAATCCAGTAATTCCTATAAATCTTTTACTTGAATTCGCACTATCTTCTGACAGCAAAGAGCGAAAAAATGATTTATTTTCCATTTTTATATGATTTTAAAAAGCAAATATAATAAAAAAACCATTTGATTTTAAGTCAAATGGTTTAATAAATAATAATCTAAATTCTATCGTATGGCAAGATTTGAATTTCTTTTGAAAAGCCAACCAGGATCTTTTAGTGCTTCCCTTGATAAAAAAGGCTTATTGTAATTGCAATTATCTGTTTCTAAAATAGTATAAGGCGTATCGCAATATCGAATATTTGTAATTGCATCGGCACCAACTAAAATAGGTTTTTTTAATGAAATGTTATTATATAAATATGTTTGTTTAGTATCGGTCTGTCGTTTTTCGGAGACAATTGTTTCTGAATTAAACATTACGTCTAAACTGATTTTGACTTTTTCAAAAGTGATGTCGCTTGCGGAAATCATTTCTGTTGTTGATTTTTCATCCGGTTCAGAAGTCATACTGAATGCCGTTACGCTACTTAAACAAAATAACATAATAAAGATGAAGAAAATTCTTTTCATGTTTCAAATATAGTTAATTATTTTTTTAATTTCCAAATTCCTACTAAAAAATTTGATTTTTTGTTGTCTCTATAAAAAAAAGAGTTTTTTAAACATTTATAGTTTTTACACTCTATGTTTCCTTTAATTTTCAAATTAAAAGTCATTATAACGCTGTGTTTCATTGGAAATTAATTTTAAATGATCTACATTTCCTTTACTTTTTCTACCCAATAATCGAGTCCTTCTTTTGTTTTCTGAAAATCAAAACATCTTGGAATTAAAACCTTTAAATCGGTTGTTGTTGTTTCTTCATCTAGGAAATTAAATCCTTTTTGAATAATTGTATTTTCGATAGCTTTGTTTTTAATTTTCTCGTCAAAAATGCTATCCAATAGTTCTTTAATTTTGTGTAACTTCTTCATCTTGCATGATGTTTTGGGTTAGTTTTAAAAGTTCACGTTTCTTGTTTTTTATAAAAATAGATAGGATTCCGTATTTCAAAAATTTTTTTCTAGTTTCAGCGGAACTGTCTTCTATTTCAAAAGTTCCTGATGAATCTTTTGATGTGATTTTTTCCGATAATTCATCGAATAATAATGCTTTTTCAACCATTAATGATCGTAAAGTTTTTTCAATATCTGCAATATCTACATTTTCTGCTTTGTTTCCCATTATCGTAAAAAGTTATAAAATGAAAGTTGTTTATTTAAAATTTTTGTTTTTTCTGGACCATGATGTTTAAACAATTCTTCAATAAAAATTCCATCGGCACAATAATTGTCTTCTTTAAATCTTATATGATTAGGTAAAGTGTTTGTTTTGAAAATATATTGGCCCATATCAATATGTCCTACTTTAATATTCTCATAAGAAGGCAGCAAACGAACCGAATTATCTTTATTGTTTTGCCCAAAAATAAGAATTTCTGGAGCTTCATTTTCTAAAATAGGAATTACATTTTCTAAAAATTCAGGATGTAAAATGGTGTCGTCGTCTAAGAAATACACGTAATTGTTTTCTTTTTTAAATGCAGACTTGGTTTTAATTTCTTTTAAAAAAAAGTTTCTGTGTGCATGACCAACAAACGCATTTTTATAATCTGACCACCAAAAATGAATTAAAATAGAATCAATACAAATATCTGATTCCTTAATTTTTTTGTAATTTTCAGCATTATACAAATTATAATCTCCAACAATTATCCAATTTATTTTTTCGATATTTTTATTGGAAATTGAGTTTATAAAATTCTCATACAATGTTTCAAGGTTTTCAATTCTTGAAAGTGGGGTTACAATATTTATCATGGGATTAGTCTTTTAATTTGAATAGATAAATGTACTTTCTTTTTTTATATCCATACCATAAAAGTACATCTTTTTCTTTTGTAATATCTAAACTAGGCTTGGCTACATATATATATATAACCAAACCCAGAATAAATAAAAAAACTAGAGAATATAAAGGAAACATGATTATTTTAATTCAAAAACCATCGCTAAATCACCCCATTCCGAAACAATGTTATGATCTACATGTAAAATTTTAGCATCTAATATTTCGGAAAAAGATTCGGCACAATCTGGGTAAAATCTCCAACAATCAACTGGATAACGATGAATGGCACCGCAAGAAGGTAAAATGATTATTACCAAATCACCCGGTTTTAAGATTGATTTAATATTTTCAAGAGTTTTCCAAAAAAACTTATCATGTTCTAAGGCTTGACCAGAAATTACAACGTCAAATTCTTGTTTTGGAATATGGCTCCAATCATAACTATTTACTTCGTAATCTGCATTGGCACCCCAATCTAATGTTTTGTAAACGTTTCCGTTTTCTTTTACGGCTTCTCCGTAGTTCCACATGGTTTTTGTGGCTCCTACGTCTAATACTTTTTTACCTGGTGCTACAAATTGCTTTAGCAATTCTGTCATTTTGTTGTAAGAAGATTGGTGCATATCAATTTATTTTTATGTGTTTCTAAAAAAGGGGAGGATTTTCGCTATTATTAAAATAGTCCTCCCATACGTCAACTATGCAGCAGCTTCTACTGAATTGTTAAATAAATTTACCACTTTTGGATTTATTTTGTTTAAAAACTCTCCATATAACCTACTCTTTTGCTGTCAAAACCAATCGGCCCCAAATTCACTTTTGTTATTTTTGATAAAGTGCAAAAGTGTAATGCACTATTTTTTGCGAAAATAAATTACGCTTCAGAATCCGAAACATAATTAGTGGAGCCGGAGGGAATCGAACCCACGTCCAAACAAAATTCAACTATACTTCAACGAACTTTTAGTAGCGAGTGGCAGGATTCGAACCTGCGACCTCAAGGATATGAGCCTTGCGAGCTACACCTGCTCTACACCGCAATTTTTTTTATTATTTACTTAATTTCTTTGATCCAAGAAGTATCACAAAAAATTTCATCTGGAAATCCAATTGTTTCTTCAATTGCATTTTTTACTCCTTCCCAATGAATATGATAATCGTGTCCTCCTATTATTTTTGGTTCGTTTAAAAAAGGTAAATAATTTTCTATATCTTTTTTAACCTGTTCAAAGGTATGTAAACCATCTATATAAACAAAATCTATTTTTTCAATTTTGTTTTCAGTTGCAAATTTTGCAGCTTCATCTGAGGTTAGTTTTACCTTTATAATATTGTTAAAATCTTTTGTTTTTTTATCAAACTCGGCTTCTACTTTTTGCATTGGAGCAAAATAACAAGTATCGTCATTTTCATCATACCAATCCATAAATGGATCAATTGCAATTACTAATCCAAAACGTTGAGCAAAAATAATAGTAGAATCTCCGGTATATGATCCAATTTCTACAATGCTTTTTTCGGAAAGTGGGCCAATCTTTTTTTCTAAAGAATCTAACATATCATGTAAGCCTTTTTTTAAAAAAGCATCTTGGCGCATTGGATAGAAATCATCTGATTTTCTTTGAAGTGTCATTTTGTGTATTGGTTTTTTTTTATGATGTGATAAAGGTAATTAAATTTAATTACTGTTCCAAACTTTTTTCAAATATAGCTAAACTTTTTTTCAAATCTAATACAGTAGTTTTTTTTCTTTTATCAATTTTTAAAATTAAATTATCACGTTCCATTTTTTCATAAATAGCAAGCCTTATAAATTTTGAAACATTTACTTTGGTTCGTTTCATTTGTAAAAGAAATTCTTTCATTTCTTTGTCGCAACTAAATGAATGTAATTTGTCATAAATTTTCATGTTTTATAAGGCTTTAGAAAATAAATTAATAATTTTTATAGTGTTATCTTGTAGTTATGGTTCATTTAAGAATTACACTCCTGATAAATTTGGTAATCAAAATACCAAGGGCTTTTATCGTTTTCATTTTCTGTTCTAAGTATTTCTTCAGCTGCCTTTTTAGCATCTTCAAAAGACATATATTCTTCTTTAAAGTTTCTGCTGTCTACGTCAATATGTGGTTCTCTATGGCTATTTCTCCATACAATTATATATCCCATAATAAAAAACGCACCATAACACTGTATAAAAGCAATAGCTGTGTCGGTGTCTAACATTAAGGCTATTGCAGTAAATAATAATTGTTTTTTAATTTAAACTTTTGGCAGTAAATCAGCTACTGCATTTATACTTTAACGTTAAATGCAAGTTTAAACCAACTGCACCCAACCTATTTTTACTAAATCATCTACTGAATATCCCATAAAAGGAACGGCATATCCTTTTGAACGTAAAAAATCAACTTCACTTTGTTCTAAAAAACCAATAGATTTATAATCTTCTAAAAATTGATTTGCACTTTCATAATTTCTTTCCAAACCTCTGTACATTGAAATAGCATCTTCATCTGTAATTTTCAAAAGTGGTTTTAATCTTAAAAAAGAATATTGTCTTATATAAGATATTGTTCTATTATTGATTTTAATTGCATCTTCACTATCAAATGCAAAAACTTCTTGCCCATAATACTGCATAAAAAACCTGCATTTAACAGCAGTTTCATTCAATTGCTCCGCTTGGTTTGTATCTGAATTGTTCATTTTTTAAATTTTATTAAGTTAATATTTGTTTACTTTTGTGTTGAATTACGCAACTAAATGAAGCTGCGAAACGTTATAGTCAATGGCTACGTTTACGTTTTAATATAGATTTTCACTAATTAGTTGTGAATCTTCTCCGTTTTCAGAAACTTCCAATCCCCATTGTATTTGATTGTTTTCTTTTGCAATTTTCCATCCTTCTTTTCTGTCAACATATCTGTTTAAAGAAGTTAAGAAACCTTGATTTTCTCTTTGTGGCATATCTTCATCTTTTACTTTTACAACATCCTTTAAAGTTGCATAACAATCTGAATGCCTATGTCCACAAATTATATTTCCATTATAATTTAATGCAGCACATAATATAAATTCTTTGTTCATAAATTCAGTTTTTTAAAAACCGCCACTAACTATAACAGTAGTTTGTAGCAATGGCTGGTTTGTTGTTTAATTTAATGTTTTAGCTTATCTGTTATTATAGTTTTTAAACCGAAACTACTTGCTTACTTGCACGCCACTTCTACAAGCCACAGAACGTTAGTAGCTATGTTACTCAACTAACTGCTTATATTTTTCATTTGACAAATCTGTAATTCTATTTTCGCCCAAATTCAAAATATCTTCTCTAAAATAATGTGCTGAAACGTGATTTTTATTTCGGTATCTTACAGCGAATAAATAAAGAGAATTGTAAATTTGTTTTCTGCCACCAAACCAAGTAGCGACATCTAACATATTTGATGTAATATCAAATTCAGCTTGTTTATATCCTTTCAAATAAGCACGTTTTTTAATATTATCAATTACAATATTTATAACTAAAGCAGCTATTAAAATTCCTAAAACGATTAATGTGATTTCTGTTTTCATAATTTATTGATTTATAGTTTTGTAAAGTCGTTCAATTTTTAAATAATTCATTACTATTTTTCGCCATTCTTTCATAGCTTTTACGTGGTCTTTTGTGTATTCTAATCCACTCGGACAAACACAAGTAAAAACACAGCTACTAACACTCGTTTGGCAAGATTGCTGATTTTGTGGTTCATTCACGTTTTCGTTTCGCATAGTATTTATTTTTAAGTTGAAATTTTATTTTTCCGAAGTCAGCAACCTCGCCAAGCGAGATAACGTTACCTGCAAGGCTACGACCGTGCATAATTGACAAATTCCTCACCTCTATCACAGAAAGATTTTACCATTGAGCAAACCAAGCCGAAAGACATTCCAGAATGACCTTGATTTTCAATTAATGGTTTTACTTCTTCAACAGTTTTGCCATTATTTAGCTGTTCAACTATTTCAAGGCAATTACCTAATTCCATACCTTGATACAAATCGTCAAGTCTAATAGGAACACATTTAGCCCATAATTCACGATACTTTTCGTCTAAAATGGTATTGCCTTTTTTAATCCATTCTTTTGTAAGTTCGGGAATAGCTTCTTTATGCTTTCTTTGTTGTTCCTCGTATTCTTCGTGTCTAATTCTTTCGGCTTCGTCACATTCAGCTTTTGTTTTGCCTGTAATTTTTACATAAGCGGAATCCAAATCGTCAATGTCGGAATATAACATTTGACCATTAAATGAGCCACATACTAATTCGTTATGGCTTTTCAATTCTTTTACTGCTGATTCGATATTTCCGAATCCAAATTCAATTTCTCTGTACTTATTCATTTTGTTGTTTTTAAATTCCTACTGATAAACCGCCCAGCAGGTAACAGCGGTTTGGCAAAAGCTGCCATTAAAATTTGTGCGAAAATTGAAAGTTCTCGTTAGGCAGCCTTCGCCAAGCCGCAAACCGTTATGTGCCATTTTAAGACACATTATCTTTCAACTTTTGCAGCTCGACAATTAAGTCATCTACCTGTTGAATTAAGTTCATTTTGGCTGACCAGTCGTTTGCTCCATATCCTGAAAATTCAGCGCGGAAATGACCCCAAGCGTGATTTTTAGAACTTAATTCGATTTCGGCTTCACAACTTTGAGCCTTTTGTTTACCATCGTTTCTTAATTTTATTTCCATTTTATTGTTGATTTATTAATAAAAACGGCACATAACAAGGGTTTTGCGTAATAGCCCTATCAAGTGTCGTGGTTAATTTTAAGTTTTTACTAAGGGCTACTACGCAAAGCCCCGATACGTTATAAAACATTTTCCAAAGGTGCGTCCAAAAGAGATTTTCTTAGTTCTAAAAATTCATCTTTTGTAATTTCTTCAAACGCTTCATATTTACCTTGCATAATTTTTAATGCAGTTCGTCTTATATCATTAGTATCGTTTAACCAATAGTCTTGACGACAATCTTTTGTAGGAACAAAATCAGTATAAAATTGCTTTCCTCTTTCTATTTCAAACAATAAAAAAGTTGTTGAATATTTTATAACAATTCCAAACAAAACTATTCCTCTTGCAAAAAATCTTCCATCATCGTTCATTTTATAGAATTTACTTTCTTTTGGATAATCTAATTCTATTTCTTTTACAACTTGTTCTTCAATTGTTTTTCTTGCTTTTTCTAAAACTTGTATTTTCATAATAAAAACGTTTTATAACAATGGTTTTGCTCAATGGCTGTATTAGGCAAAATTTCAGCACTGTTTTGTGTTTGTAAATTTGTTTTTAAATCAATAATTTAGGATTGCTTTTCAGCCACTAAGCAAAGCCACGAAACGTTATGCAACAGTTAAATCGGTTTTTTTTAATTCAAAATATAAATTTTGTAACTGATGTGCATATCTAATAGCTATTGGATAATTACCTAAATAAACATGAGCTTCAACTCCTATTGGAAATTGAATTTGAATACTTGAATTATCCCAATTACTGTAAACATTACAATCTATTTCTTTTATATATTCAACGTTTGAAAAACCACCTTTTTTTAATAAATTTTCATTAATAAATAAAGGTTTAATATCTGTAATTTTACATTCTATAACTTCACTTCCATTAAAAACTCCAATTATAAATTCATTAGAATAATATTCATTATTACAAAATGGTTTTGGAGATTTTATATCAGAAATTTTACATATAATACCATTGTAAGAAATTAAATTTCCAACTCTTAATTGGTGTGCAAAAACCGATTGCATAACAGCAGTTTCATTCAATTGCTCGACTTGGTTAGTATCTGTATTTTTCATTTTTAAATTTTATTAAGTGATTATTTGTGTTCTTTTTATCTTTAATTACGCAACTGAAATGAAGCTGCATAACGTTAGTTTCAATTGCTACATTTTACCTTTCAATTGAACTATTATATTAACTACATCGGGAGAAACTTTATTTAGCATAATATTATTAAAACTTTCAATGTTGCTTCGACTTCTAAACTTAAAAGAATGAAGTTCTATTCGTCCATTTTCTGTAAATAATTGAAGATTATCTTTAACTAATTTTCTTAATATTTTTCTTGGTGCAATCCAATCTCCTTGCATTGCTTTGTAATTGACAAATAATAAAATTGGCTCAATTTTTTCTTGAATTAAAAATATTTTTTCAATTCCAATAGTGTTTGAATTATAAGCTAAAAAATCTCCGTATTCTCTAGCTTTTTGTTTTGTTTCTTCGCTAGTTTCAGAAATTATTTTCTTTATGTTATCGTTCATAAAATTTAGTTTTAAAAACCCGCAACTGAAAACTAACAGCGTGTTTATTCAATTGTGGCTTTTGGTTTAATTAAATGTTTAGTTTGTACTTTTATTTTTTAGTCTTAATCCGAAACTTGGTTTTGTGTTTTTCCACAACTGAAATAAACACGCAAAACGTTAATAGCAAGCTTATTCCAATCTATCGTTTAAATCTTCTGTCGCCAATTCAACCGCTGAAATAAGTGCTTTTTCCAAACTTTCGTGACCTCTTGTATTAATATCTCCTTCATTAAAAGAGATTTTAGCCGAATAGTTTGAATCATAATAATTTGATTTTGTAGATATTGCATATCCTTGTGTCTTTAACCACTCACATAATGCAAAAATTTGTGTTAGTATTGGTTTTTCTTCAAAATCTGTAAGTAACTTTTCTTCTTTAAACCATTTTAAAAATAGTTCTTTTGCTTTTCCTGAAATCATATCTTTGTGTTTTAAAGCCTGCTATTAACACCAGTTTGTAGCAATAGCTTGTTAGTATTTCATTTGATATTTAGCTTTTGTCATTGCTTTAAAATCGTTCCGATTTCAAGCTACTGACTACAAGCTGGAGAACGTTAGCGGTCAGTTTAGTTGAACCGCTTAAAAAGGACTATCAATTTCAGTCCAATACTCTACATTTTTAATTTCAAAATCTTTTTGGTCGTAGAAGTCACAAAATTCTGAACCATCTAAAACGCCTTCGTACATTTCAGCAATGTGATATTTTCCATATTGGTCAGCAACTAAAACTTTATCGCTTTTTTTACCATCAAATAAACCTGTTTTATAAGCTAATGGTCTTTTCTCTTTTAATTTATACCAAATCATAATCTTTGTGTTTTAAAACCGAACCGCTAACAAGTGTTTTGCGATGATTTTCGGCTTTAGGTTAATATTAATGTTTGTTTTGTACTTGTAATCTTTGTTTGTAATCCGATGCGTTGTTTTGTGCCGTTCCGAAAAACATCGCAAAGCACTCAAACGTTATAGCAAATGCTAGAAATCAATATCCGTTACAATAAATGTTTCATTACAATCTTCGCAAGTAATTTCTATATCAATTCCAATTGCTCTGTGGTCTTCTTCCATGTGGTCTTTAACTTCATCAAAAATGTCTAACCCATATCCGCAATTAGGACATGTACATAATACCTCAATGAATGTTGATGCTTTTACTTCTTTCATTTTGTTTAATTTTTTAAGCACTTGCTATAACACCAGTTTGTAGCAATAGCTTGTTAGTATTCATTTCAATTTTAGCTTTTGTCATTGCTTTAAAATCGTTCCGATTTCAAGCTACTGACTACAAGCTGGAGAAAGTTAGCAAACAGCTTATGAAGCAGCTTACGTTAATTAGCTATTATTATACTGTTTATTTGCTTTTTCAATAGCATCAATAAATTGTCCAAATAAACCTTGATGATAATTTTTAATTTTCTTCTTTAAAATATTTTGAAAATCAACTACTGCCATTTTATCAAAAAATATCATTTGTTTCATTAATAATTCATAATCTGACATTGATTCTAAAATTTTTTCAAGAGGTAAATCCAATCCTAAATCAATTAAAAAATCTTCTTTTGCTTTTCCTGTTAATTTAAACATAACTTTGAGTATAAAAAAGCCGATTTGCTAACAAGTGTTTTGCGAGATTTTCGGCTCTTGGTTTAATTTAATTTTTAGTTTGTACTTGGTAATATTTTCGCTTATCCGAAGCTTGGTTTTGTGTCGTGCCGAAAAACCTCGCAAAGCACCGATACGTTATAACCAATTATTCAGAAATTTCTCGATTAAAAATACGATTTGCATCTGAAATAATTTTAGAAGCATCTTTTAAATCAAATTTGCCTTTTTTCTTTCTAAATAATTCTAATGCTTTATCAATTTTGTAGTAAACTTTTTTACTTGTAAAACCTACTTCTACCATTCTTAAAACAAGCTCTATTTCTTTATATCTTTCTTTTGCTTGTATTTCTTCATCTGTTTCTGGGTATAGTTCTTTTTCTAATCTTCTACACTCAGCTCCTAATTCATATTGTCCTAATTTTACAGCAAGGTTTTTTAATTCGTTAAGTGTTTTAACATCTTTAGATGCGCTTTCTAATAATGATTTTAATTCCATAATATAACTGTTTATAACAATGGTTTGTAGCAAAACTACTTTAGGCTACTTTGCCATCGTTGGTTAATAATTCTTTTGTATTTGTATTATTTGTTTATAATTCTACGTTCTGCTACAAGCCATCAAACGTTGTAAAATCACTTTTCCGAATGATAATTGCAATTTCTAAATTGATGAATTCTAAAAAATCTAATTGCTAATCCTTTTCTTTTTTCGGTATCATAGAAATCCTTATCGTAAAAAGGACAATTTTCTTTGTTTTTACAAATTTCAACACCTTTTTTAAAATTATAATATTGACCAGAGCAACTACGCATAACAGCAGTTTCATTCAATTGATCGGTTTTGTTTGTGTCTGAATTGTTCATTTTGTTGGATTTTATTAAATGATTATTTATTTACTTTTGTGATTGAATACGCAACTGAAATGAAGCTGCTGAAACGTAGATATAATGCTAAAACTGCAGTGTTAAAGCACTACTGAAATTTTGCCAACGTTGTTCTTGATCGTCAAAATGTTCTTTGTCTATTTCAGCAGCAATGAATTGTTTACAGAAATTATAAAAAGCAATTCTATCACTTCCAGAGCCATTGTGTCCGCAAAATATTTTTTTGTCTTTTAAATCAAAATCCAAAGCAATTCTTTTATAAAGTAGCGTTGGTTTTTGGCATGGATGTATTCGTTTTTCGTTTAATTGCTTATTTCCTTGTTGTCGCATTGGATTCTGTAAACTTTCTGCTTGCATCATTCCGGACCATAGTAAATTGATTTCGTGAGTATGATTTATACTTGAGCAGTAAGCCATTTCATAATCTTTAAAACTCATTCCTTCAGCAACTCCTTTATTCCATTTTATTCTGCCAGATCCTAAACCAATCCAATCAACATATTCAACTCCGAAAATTATTTGATTCTTTGAAATTCTTTTCATTTCATCAAAATAATTTTGTCCAGGTGGTTGCAAATCCCATTCTTTTAATGAATAAGATTTTTTGCCTTTTCTTGGATTGGTTTTAGTTCCGTTTTTTTGTTTTACAAGTGTCTTTTTTTCAGTTAAGAAAGCCATTTTACCAACATTCAATCCATAAGGAACATCATCTACAACCCAATCAAAATAACCATCAGGAATAAGTCTTGAAATATTTGACCAGTGAGTATTATAAACAGCACTGATGTCTAACAGCAGTTTTGACGCATTGCTAGGTAAATGTGTATTTGTATTCTTAGTCATTTCTGAATGTTTATTTTATGTTTATAATCCGTAGTGCCGAAATCACGCAACGATGACAAAGCGACCGAACGCTATACACAAGCTAAAGACAGACGTTCTTTAACAAGTGATGTTGCTTGACAAATTACCAAGTGATTTTTATATTGCTTAACTTTTTCAGCTTTATAGACAGTAATAAACCATCCGTGATTTTCAAGTCTTTCAATATCTTCTTTAGAAAACCAATTGAATAAATCTTCTAGTGAATCAGTAGCCGAAAGCCAACCAACCAAATCTGGATCAAATGGCATTGGTAAATTTGTATTCATACAGAAATTAAATTCATTGTGAATTAATCCTGTGAAATTCCCTTTTGAATCATACCACAATCCTTGTTGTGTTTCTTTGTGTGCAATTCGATAATATAATTTTGACATATTTTTGAGTTTAAAATTTAATAAATATCCTATTTATAACAGATGTTTGGGAAAATGACTTTTCAACGATCAAAGCTAACACACAAAGCAATTCGCCAAGCACTCGAACATTAGCAGTAAGTTTAATCACGCCTTTTGAATAAATGTGCATCTTTCATACTATAACTGTTTCCATAACCTTTTTTACTAACAGTAACTATAAACCTACTGCTAACAAATAATTGGCGTAATGCCTTTAGTTTTTCAATCAAATATTTTTTCATAATCATTATGTTTTGTGTTTTAAATTTAAGTTTTCGGTAGGCACTACGCCAATTATCAGTCGTTATGCCTTATTCTCTGAAACCATATCGAATAGACTTCCAGATGTTGAAACAACACTTTTGTTACTGATTAAAGAATTAAAACCATTTCTAATGCTATCAAATTCTTGAATGTATTTTGATTCAATTTTAAAAATTTCAGAATCAGGAATATTACTTGGTAAAATTTCTAAAACTTCAAAAGTCCAATCGCTTAATAAAGTTTGTCTAAAATAAATACCAAAAGGACTTGATGAATGTTGTAAATGATTCCACCATCTAAAAAATGGTGCGTTTCTTGTTTTTCCAATATAACATTTACTTGTAGCTTTTTCTGTGCATTTATAAATGTAATTAGGAGAATCGGCTTTAATGTAATTTATATCATCAGGAATTTCAATACCATCATTTTTAGATTTTAAAAATTCTTTCATGCAATAATCATCTTCGCTTTTACAAAACCACGCATCTAAACCAAACAATCTTTCGTTAATTCTTGGTTTGCTTTCATAAGCGTTTTTATGAATTTGACCACATGAAGCACATTTCCATTCTCCTTTTTCTATTTGTTGGATTTCAAAACTATATAGTGGATACACTAATACATAAAAAAATTGTGCATCATCTTTAGTTTCTTTACTATAAACTTTATTATTTGGGAAAAATTGAGGATAACGTTCAGCCATAATTTTACGAACTTCTGCTGTGTCTTTTGCTTCAATAATTGGCTCTCTAACAACTTCAACAGTGTCAAATCCAGATGAAAAATATTCGTCTTTTGAAACTATTGATTTAACAACTCTAATCATGGCTTTGAAATAAGAACGAGGTATTACAGCATTTTCAAGAAATTGCTCAGATTGGTTCATATCTGAATTTTTCATTTTGTTTGATTTTATGTTTTTAATAAAAAAATATGTATGGGTTTAAAACATTATTCAAATGTAATAAAAAAATATTATATAAAACAATAAAAGAGTAAAAATATTTACTCTTTTATTTAAATTATTAGTTAAACCATTTTAAAGTAGTTTCTCCTTTAAACCCTTTTTCCCAAACAAACCAAGCGTAACAAGCTGCACTTCCGTTTTTATTAGCTGTTTCAAAGTCTCCGTTTAAAGCGCAATTTATTCTTCTACTAGATACATAAATAACTTTAGGGGGATATGTTTTAAAAAATTCTTTTCTTTCCGCAGTTTCTAAAAATTGAATTCTCAAAAACAAAGCTACTTTACTTTTATCATTAATTATTTCTAATGCTTTTTTTGCAAATTCAATGGCGTAAATAAATGGTGGATTTGTTACAATATCCCCCCCCCATTTTATATTATCAATCATTAAAAAATCTTCAATTTCTCCGTAACCACGATTTATCATATCAGATGATTTTCCATGAATTTGATTGGTTTTTAAAACTTCTGACAGATGTCCTTGTCCACAAGCACATTCCCAAACATTTTTAAAAGATTCGTATTTAAGTAAAAGTTTAAGTGCTTTAGGATCGGTTGCATAAAAGTCGTGTTTTTCTCTTTCTAAATCTGAATGATTACTTGATCCTAATGTTGAAAAAACAGCCTTTTTATTTCCTTTCCAATCTTTTTTTGGTGGAAGTTGGTCTTCTGTAAATAATTCCATAAAAAAAATATTATAAGTTAAATGCAGTTGTAAAAATCTCTTTATTTGGCTCTCCGCCCCATTTAGATATGTAATATTTTTTGTTTTTTTCAAAATTAGCATTAAGTGATGGATCTTTAGCGATTGATCCAGAATTAATAAAAGTTTGTGGATTTAAAAATTCATGACATGAATGCGGAATTCCTTCTAATTTTAATCGATAAGCGTAATCGTTATCTTCAAAGTATGCAGGAAAAATTTCTTCATCGAATGGTCCAACTCTTAAATATGTTTCTCTTGAAATTATAAAAGCACACCAGGTTAATGTTGTGGTCGCTAATGAGAATTGATTATTGTCAATAAAATCAATTATTTCAGCTTCGGTTTTACCTAAGTAAATATCATCGTTTAAAACTAATACGTTTTCAAAAGGTTTTGGTAAATGTATTTCAAAAGCATGATTTAACATGTGATTCCATGATGCTGAAACTCCTAAGTTTTTAGGCGAACCTAAGATATGTCCCTGATTTTTAAATATTCTTTCTGCATTTATACCTTTCTCAAATTGATTTCCATTATCAACTATCATTATGTAAGTATTCGGAAAATCCTTTTCGTACTTTTTTAATGTTTCTTGAAGTAAATCCCAACGATTAATCGTTGGGATTGCTATTGCAAATTTTGTATTAATTTGATCCATTTTCTTGTCTTGAAATTTGCCAAACGTTAATTGATTGAAAGTACATGTCTTTTCCTTCTTTAGTTACCTTGTTTCCTTTTAGGTTAAAAGTAAGGTAAACTAATTCCCCTGAATTGTAATTGTCTAATAAATTTACATTTCCTTGTGTAAACTCTACCTTTAAAATACTTGGATATTGCTCAAGTGTTTGAACAATGGCAATTCTTTTTTCAAAACCATTATTACCAACGGTTTCTGTTTTCCAAATTTCTAAAAGTTCTACTCTAATTTGTAATTTTTTCATGTGTTAAATTATTTATTTATTTGATTTTAAGATTTAATTTTTGAGTTAATAACTCTATTTTTTTTACTACGATTGAATTTCCAGCTTGTTTGTATAATTGACTATCGGAAACTGCTTTTTTTGGATTATTTACATTGTAATCTAAAATTTTATCAATTGAAGCTTCAGAAAAATCCATTAATCGCAAACATTCTTTTGGAGTAAGTCTTCTTATCCTTTGTTGCGTATAAATTCCTTGATTACAACTGGTGTCTAATGTTTGTACTACTTTTTTACCAACTCTACCTCTACGTGTTTCTGAATCTAGTTGCTGCAAGTTTATAGAATCTTCTTCTTCTTCTGCTTTTTCGAAACCTAATTTAGTTGCTGAAGGAACTAATAATACATTGTCTTTATTTACTGTTGTAATAGTGTTTGAAATTGATGGATCTTCATTCTTCTCAAAAATTTGAGTTAACTCAATTCCTTTTTTTCTTGATTTTGGATTTTCTTCGTTTCTACCTCTAATAGCTCCGGCTAATGGTTCTGAATTTAATATAACTTTTGGTTTGTTTCCTGAACCTTCACTACTTTTTAATGTTCTTAATATAGATTCTTCACTATAAACATTTTGTTCAAAATGCCAACCCATATCTGTTTTACCTTTAAGCGGATTAATAATATTTTTATCCTCAACTTGTTCTAAAATTTTAATTACAGGTTGACCGCTTCCATCTTCTCTTGCTCTTGCTGGAATAGTAGGACAACAATTATCTTCGGTTTCTCTAAACCCTTTACCATCTTCGTGAGTGCGCCATGTACCAATTTTTAAAAAAGTATCTGATTGTCTTGATCCATATTTAGTTGTAATTGAATTAGCTGATTCATCAGTTAATTCTTTTGGTTTAAAACCAAATCCGTTTCCTTTTTCTTTGTGTAATTCTAAATGTCTATCAAAATATTCTAAAGTTTTTTCTGAAAGAAAGTATTTATCATCTACAATTGGTTCCAACACATCTTTTAAACGTTTTTCTAGCGGAAATGTTTTTGGAAATATAAAAGTATCGTCTTCATCATCACGAATTCCAATAATAAATATTCTTTCTCTGTTTTGAGGAACACCATATTCTTTTGCATTTAATACTTGAAAGTAAATATGATAAGGTACTGAATCTTCATAAGGAAAAAATGTATGTACTCCGTTTACTGATTTTCCACCCAGATAATTGATCCATTCTTGAAAGGTTCTTCCAAACTCGGCTTTTTTATCTACTTTATCATCTGAAAGAAGTCCTTTTACGTTTTCAAACATAAAATAACGAGGTTGGTTTTTTTGAATAAACTCTAATGAATTAAAAAACAAAATACCTCTAATATCATCTTTACCTAATCTTTTTCCTGCTAAACTAAATGCTTGACAAGGCGGTGAAGTCATATAAATGTCTAAACTTTCTTCTGGAATTTCACGATCATAAACATTAAATGGATAATAGAACGAAAATTTTTTCGCAAATTCATTAGCTTCATTTAATACTTCGGTATGTTTTATTTTTAAACTTTCTAAAACATAAGGATCTTTAAAATTAGAATAATCGTAGAAAATAATATTTTTTACATTTTTACAATGTTTCGAATGTTCTTTTGAATTTACTAATTCTAAATCTGCTTCGGTTCCGTTTAATATAATAAACGTTTTTCTAGCATATTCATCGTAATCACAAGCAAATGTTTCTTCAAAAGAAATGTTGTTACGTTTTAATGCTTCGTTAAAAGCTCCTATTCCGGAAAAATCACTTCCGACTTTGATTCTGGTTTTGTCCATTCTACTTTTTTTGGTTTTAGGCTGAATAACATATCTCCGTGTATTCCAATTCTTATATTTAGTTTTTCTTCATTGTATAGCTCCGAAATTATATCTTTTAAGTAAGAAATTTCTATTTGTAATTCTTCTTTTAATTTTATAAAATAAATTCCGCTGCTTCCATTTGTTTTTTCATGTTTATCTTCAACAATCTGAACAATTTTATTCTTTAGCAATTCGTGTGTATTTTCCACTTTGAAGTTTTTTAGGAATATTGTATGTTATAATTGTTTTGTCAAGTGCTTTTACAGCTTCGTCTTCTGTTTCATAACAAGCATCTATATAAATAGTTCCTTTATATCTAATTCTTGCTCTCCACTTTTGTTGAAGTCTATTCCAAGTTATATTTTCAAAATTGGAAATTTTATTATGATTTGCCATTTTTTTTAGTATATAAAAAAGTAGTAATTACTATTGGAAATACTACTAAAAGTATTTCATCAAAATAGAAATGATGTATGAAATATAAGTAAGCTGTTACTATTAAAATTGTAATAATAAATAGTAGTAAATAAATTGGTGTTTTCATTTTTTTTTAGAGTTTTTATTATTATATCAAATATAGTAAAAAATATTATTTATTAATCATTTCAATAGTAATTGAATCTAAGAAATTATTTAATGTTGAGTATAATTTTTCTAATTCTGTTTTTGTTTTTCTTTTATTAGAATAATCTACCATTTTTTCAAGCCAATATGTTACTATAAATTGCCGAGCATGTTTATTTTCTAACATTTCTTTATTAGTAGAATCTATTGAAGTGGATTTTAATACTGATGAAATAGTTTTTTTATAAATTTCTGCTTGCGCTTTCCTTTTTCCAACTCTTTTAGCTTCCTTCAGTAAATTATTAGTAATTTCTATTAAATTGTTATTAGTAATAAAGTAGTAAGTAGTATCTCCAAAATCATAGTATTCATTGCCTTTTAAAGTTTCAGTAAATGCAATTACTAATTTCTTTTTAAAGTTTTCTACTTTTTCTATATCAGATGGTTCTATTTGTTCTACTTTATTTTGTTTTTCTACTTCTTGTTTTACTTTAAAAATTACTTCCTTTTTATAAGAAATATAATTTGATAAAATAATACCAATGTATGAAGGTGAAAATTTAGCAAAAGAATTATCTGAAATGTTTTGTTTTATGCCTAGTTGTCCAGATGAAGCTAAATTTTTAGCAACTTCTAAATCAGTAATATTTAATGTAGGATAATTTTCTACTATAAATTCAGCATTAATTACATATTCAATATCTGATGGATCTTCTACTATTCCAAAGTAAATTCTCCATTTCATTAATTCTTCTACAATAGCAGCTTTATCTTTCTTTTTAAAATCCTTAAATTTTAGTTGAGAAATATTTGCATTGTAAATTTTTACTTCTTTCGATAACACGTTATTCGGTATCGTCTGTAAAATGGCTAACGGCTTTACTTGCTGATTCATAATTTTTTTGTAGGTAATTATTTTTTTGTGATTTATTTTTTTCATTTAGATAACTTTCCATGTTTGGACCAAATAATGTTTGAGGTCGTAAAGAACTTTCGTATTTAGTATTTAACCATTGATCTGTTTTTATATCTATAACGTAGTAAAAATTTTCTAATTGAAATCCTTCTGTTATTCTAGAATTAATCAATTTAACAGTAGAACTATTAACTGAAGAAAAATTCTTATTAGTTTTTTGATTCAAATAACCTAAAATTAAATCTATTATATCTAAATTATTATTTTTAGATATAGAAGTTTTTGGTTTTAAGCTTTTTTGATGTCTAGGCTCTATTTTAACAGATTTTAATCTTACTTTCTTGCTTTTAGATTTTTTTAAAATTATATCATCTATAAAACCCTCTTCTGCGGTTTTTTTATAAATAATATTAATATAGTTTCTTTCTAAAAAATAGAAGTAATCAAAATTATTTTTTTGTAAAAATTCAAAACCAAAATTTAAAATTCGATAAAGTGTCTTGATTGGAATTTTAAATTTTGTTGAAATTTCAAAAATAGATACTGAAGAATTTTTTTCAATATCAATTTTAGAAATTAAAAAACTCCAAACATTGACATAATTTATAGGTTTTGAATTTACATTTTTTAAAAATGTAATCAAAATCATGGTTTACTTTGTTTTTAAAAGATTATCTTCTATTATCTCTTCTAAAGAAACGTTAAGGGTTTTTGCTATCAATACAGCGGTTTTAATTGTGTAGTTTTTTTGTTTTCCAGTAACTATTTTTGAGGTCCTATCTCTTGCTGGAATTTTTATATTAAAATTATTTTTTTTTACAGTGTATTCCATTAATTCTATAAGATCAGTTTGTTTCATTGATCTATTAATTAATATAGTTTCTAATTTGGTAGTTGTTTTTACAAATGGGGTGGAATTTTTAATACTCATTTTTTTTTTTTTTTTTTAAAATTAATAATAACAAATGTATTAAAATTATTTTATATAATATATAATTATTTAATATAATAAATAAAAAAATCTCAAATAATTCTCACTAAATAATATTAAAATAATGATTAACAGATAGTTACAGTCTCAAAAC